ATCCATCGTAGTGATATTAAGGCTATTGCGATTATGATGCCAATCACCCATAAAGATACCTGTATCACAACCTTCCTCCTTTGCTTTAGCAATGTACCAGTCTACAAAATCTTCACAGTCTTGATTGTGTACCGAGCTGTTAGATTTTAATCCAAAATGTATGTCCGTGAAGGCGGCAATCTTCTTAAACATATTACTCATTAATAACATTCCTTGACAATGTAATATGTAGGTTTGGGATATTTGTTAGCAATATCGTTTTCTTTAATCCATTTGTTCATATCTGGCGCATTAAAAAACATTTTGTTAACGACTACTTTATGTGTGGCCGACTCTACAATACTAAGATAGTTACTTTTACTCACTGGGTGTTTCTCCTTCAAATCGTTTTAAAGCGGCCGCATGCTCGCCTGCACCAGTTCTTGAGTAGCTGGGGTTCATACCGTTGATTTCTAAGATATCATCTCGGATATTTTGATTACGTTTTTCAATATTGATAACACGCACAAAACTGTTTGTAACTGCGGCAGTAAAATAAGCGAACGGATTATCTGATTTGCTTTCATCAAATTGCAAACCAATTTGTGTTAATTGTAGAATAGCTTGACCCTTCATCTCGTCATTGTATGTATAGCCACGTACATTGCCACGGGTGGCATATCTCTCACATAACTTTAACATCATACGTGCCAAGGTGTTAGTAATTTGGCCAGCATCTTTGTCAAAGTGCCCTTTTTCTAAAGTGCCTTTCCAATGACTTTTACCTACACAAACTAGCTCGTCGGCGTCATTATATTTCCAATGTTGAAAGGGCGGAAAATTCACTTTGTCTCTATGGTCAGCAAGACTTTTAGGATTCTTTTTGCGAGTATTGTTAAGCGGAATATGGTCAAAAGTCATAACACGGAAAACGACATCTGTTTTTTGGATTTTTTTGTAGTCCACTTCACAGTCTGCTTGTTTGACTTTTTCTCCAGCTTTTTTACGAGTTTGATATTCTAGATCACCTTGTCGTTTGGCTCTATTACGTTTGGCCTCTGCTACAGTACGTATATTAATTTTGTCAATGCTTGGTATGATTAAATCATATTGATGAAACTCGGGACTTGAAAACACACAATACGAGCTTTTTGATTTGTGTATCTCTAACAACATATCCTTGTTGTTTAGGTAATTTACTTTAGCTGTCATTGATTCAGTTCTCCGGAATGTTAAGTATAAACTACGCAGTTAATAAAGTCAAATAAATAATACACCAAAAGGGGATATTAATTATGGCAGTTCTTGGATCGACAGTTACAACTCTCAGTGCTAGCTCAAATATTTTGAGCCAGACTACTAACGTTAGCCGCCAGGTAGCAAGTGGAATTGCTGGTATAACAGCAGTCAGCGATCTTGGATCTGCAATACGATCCGGTAGTATAGCTTCTGGTGCAGAAGCCATTGGAGACCTGAGCAGTGCATTTGCTTCATTTGGTGGCGATGCAAATTCGAATGATTGGCGTGTCAGATTAAGTCTCCCTACTTGGCCAAGTTTTAGATCTAGCCCTGTGCTTGCTCCACTGAAAGATGCTGGAGGATTGATATTTCCCTATACCCCGCAAATTACTATTCAGAGCAGTGCCACTTATGGTGCAATAGAAACTGTGCATACAAACTACAAATTCCATGCATTTAGAAACAGTGATCCCGGAACAATTACAGTAACAGCACCTATGAACGTGGAAGATCCAACACAGGGCTTGTACTGGATTGCCGCTGTGCATTATTTACGCAGTCTGACTAAAATGTTTACAGGTCTTGATCCTAAAGCAGGTAACCCTCCTCCTATAGTTAAACTTAACGGATATGGCAATTTTGTTTTTAAGAATGTGCCTGTAGTGATAACTCAATTTTCAACAACACTGCCTAACGATTGTGATTACATCGCTGTGCCGGTAGTTGGCAGTGCCGCAGGTGCAATAGAAGGAATTGCAGACGCATTAGGCGGAGCCGCAGATAGCCTCGGCGGAGCCGGTATTGGACTAGGCGGACTAGTGAATAGTGTAAGTAGTATAGCAGGTGGAATAGGTCAGATAGCAGGGCTTGCAGGATCTTTGGGACTGGGCGGAAAAACAAGCGGCGGCATTAGCTATGTACCAACAAAGAGTTCGTTCCAAATTACTCTACAACCAATTTACAGTAGAACCAGTTCTCGTACATTTAGTCTTGATAGGTTTGTGCAAGGTGGTTATCTAAACAGCGCCTTTGGATACATTTAATATGGCAACTTATACAAATACAAGTCCCTACTTTACAACCAGTATAACCAACAATCATCTTGGTACACTATCAATCAGACCAGTGAGTTCTGAAGTTGATGATATTCTATATACAATACAACCACAATACACATATAGACCAGATCTATTGGCTCACGACCTTTACGGTGATTCTACACTGTGGTGGGTTTTCATTCAACGAAATTTAGATGTTCTACAAGATCCTATACTTGATTTTATTCCCGGTAAACAAATTTATCTTTGTAAAAATAGTAGCCTAAAAACTGCCCTAGGAATATAACATGAGCGGAGTAGACAGTTTAGTTCAGGTAGCCGCTGCCACAACTGCTGGACTAGCAGTAGTGCAAAGTCTATCATCATCCGGCCCAGCTAATTCTGTTTCGGCAGCGAGCGGAGCAACAGGATTATTTGGATCATTCTTCTCTGGCTCCGGCAATACCAAACTACCAGTGGCTAATCCACTACTAAACTATGCCAGCTATACATATCAGATAGGGTTAGGTGTGTTGACCAATGCACAGATAAACAATCCTAATCTTTACATGAAAGGCAACACGATTCCTTTGATTCTTAAAGATGCCAGTGCTAGTCCGCAGAATAGAGTAAAAACTCCCTACGGCACTTTTGAATTTTATATAGATAATTTAGAAATTGACACACTGCCAGTTCTCCAAACAAATGCCATGTCAAATGTTACCAACATAACATTTAAAATTATTGAACCCTACAGCATGGGCATGTTTATGGTGGCACTACAAACAGCCGCTGCCAAAGCAGGGCATCAAAATTGGATACAAGCACCGTTTATAATCACTATAGATTTCAAAGGCAACAAGGAAACTGGAACCTTATCTAATATTCCCAAGACGAGTCGTAGGATTCCTATAAAGCTCACACAATCCGATATGACAGTAAATGAACAGGGATGTGTTTATTCGGTTTCGGCAATCCCATGGAATGGTCAAGCATATTCAAACGCAGATGCAGGCTTAAAAACAAATATAGCTATTTCTGGAAAAACTGTACAAGAAATATTGCAAACAGGACCAACCAGTCTTCAGGCAGTTATCAACGCAAAATTAAAACAGCAAGAAAAACAGGGAATAGTAAATCAAGCAGACGAAATTGTAATTCTATTTCCTCGAAGTTTAGAAACAGGCAAAGCTCCTGCTTCAACAGATCAAAAAGCTACTACAGCGGTAGATGCAGACTCTATTAGCAAACAGATAGGAGTAACTAGAACTGGAACAATCGGCGATACCAAAGAAGGCATAAACAAAAATCTAATACAATCATCTTCTGATGTTAATGAGCTGGGAGCATCCACATTGGGATTTAGTGAAATAAGACAGGGCGATACCACAGCAGGTAAAGAAAAAGACGTATGGAAAGAAAATTCCGGAGTGTATACTAGAGGAAACTTGGTAATTGATCCTGCAAAAAACGACATGCGATTTACTCAGAACATGGATATTTTTAATGTTATTAATCAGGTCCTAATGATAAGTGATTTTTCTAAGAAAGCAATGAAAGGTGAAGCTGTAAGTGATAAAGGCACAAGGCCGCTATGGACTATAGATGCTCAAGTATTCAATATAGATAGCAATGCTAATCTTAACAAGACAGGTATGTATCCTAGACTAATTGTTTATAGAGTGGCACGATACGAAGCACACACTCAACAAAATCAACCAGTTAACACCGCACCAGTGGGTGTTGACAACTTGAAGAAAACAGTGGCTAAATCTTACAATTATATCTATACTGGCAAGAACGTGGATATAATAAATTTTAATATTAAATTTGATGCCGGATTTGTAGGCAAGATGGGACAAGCCAAGTTGAATCAAAGTCAAGACATCACAAATAAAGCTAATGAAAGTGGCGCCCAAGAACTTAAAAAGGATGACTTTCAGTATCCTGAGGGCAAAGCACCACCTACAAGCGGAAGTTTTTTACCAGGAGTTGTGAGAGCTTTTGAAAACTGGTTAGGTACAGATTTCTACGGTGGTGGCGGCCCGGAAGATTACAGCACACGAGTAATGAGATCCTATTGGGATGCAGTTACCAGCATGTCTGACATGGTAGAATTAGAATTAGAAATACTGGGTGATCCCTACTATATTATTCAAAGCGGATTAGCTAATTATTCGGGTTCTTTGGATTCGGACAATCTGCATGACGACGGTAGTATGGCGTATCAAAACGGACAGGTATTTATTAACGTAAATTTTAGAACGCCAGTTGACATAAATCTCACATCGGGAATGTATGATTTTGGAAAATCAGCCAAGACTGGTCCGGTACAGATGTGGTCCGGATTGTATAGAATTACAGAAGTACATAGCAAATTTCAAGGTGGTACATTTTTACAAACCCTAGACGGGATCAGATTGCCTAACCAGGAATTTCCTAGCTCTTCACAACCAACTAAGGACAAGCTCAATGGGCTGGTCCAAGCACCGCCTAACGGTGATCCCGCAACTACTCCAAAATAAACATGACAAGTCCAAATCGTATAGATTATAACGTTCCCAAGCAGACAGAGAAATCCGGACCCGGTCCATTCCTTGCCAGAGTGGTAAGCCAGGTTGATGACACATATATGGGAAGTCTAGAAGTTGAGCTTCTGGGACCTTCAGGAGCATCTTTAGAAATAGGACAGACAGTAACTGTCAAATACATGACTCCTTTCTATGGGATAACTAAAAAAACATCTGACCCTAATCTAAACACATTTCAGAATAGTCAACAGAGCTATGGTATGTGGATGGTGCCGCCTGATCCCGGAACCATAGTAATGGTCATATATGTCAATGCAGATCCCAAGCGAGCCTATTGGATTGGATGTGTGCCCGAAGAAAATATGAATTTTATGATGCCCGGTGTAGCCGCAACAGAACGAGTTGTAGAATATACCAAAGGCGATAACAATGTACCAGATGCGCATCTTGGACGGGCTCCTACTGGAGAATACAATAAACTCATTGCAGAAAATAACACAGCCGGAGATCCAGAATTAAAATTAAAACCACAGCATCCTTTTTTCACAACATTGCAAAATCAAGGCCTAACTCTAGATGATATTAGGGGAATAACCACTAGCAGTGCAAGACGAGAATTCCCCAGTGCAGTATTTGGAATCAGTACTCCTGGTCCGTTGGATAAAACTTCAGCAGGTAGAAGAGGCCCCAAGGGAAATATAGGTCAACAGATAAAGAATGCTCCGCTGAGTCGTCTAGGAGGTACTACATTTGTAATGGACGACGGTGATGACAAATTTATCAGAATGACCAAAGCCAACGCCGGACCGCCTGTATACGAAGCATTGGAAGCATTGCCCGACCAGCAGGTACCTAGTGGTGATGTTACTGTGCCGCACAACGATTTGGTAAGAATACGCACACGAACCGGACATCAAATACTTTTACATAATAGTGAAGATTTAATTTACATTGCCAATGCTGCCGGAACCAGCTGGATAGAACTTACCAGCGACGGCAAGATCGATATCTATGCCAATGATAGCATCAGTGTACATACCAAAGCAGATATGAATTTTTATGCAGACCGAGATATCAATATGGAAGCTGGTCGTAATATCAATATGAAATCTAAGACACGTACACAGTTAGAATCAACTGGGGATTTTAATTTCCTTGTAGGCGGCAATTACAAAGTTGCAGTTACTGGCAATTACATTAATGTGCTAAAGAATTTAAATGTAACTGCAACCGCCGCCGTAAACTTAACCAGCCTAAATACAAATTTACGCAGTAGCAATAATATTATAATGACAGCCAACACTATAAGTGAAAATAGTGCACCGGCAGCAACAGCAGTGTCTACTGCACCCAAGGCACTATCCGCATTTGATAATTTTTTCAACGCCACTGGAGGTAAGATAACCAGTATTATGAAACGTATACCAAATCACGAACCTTGGCCACAGCATGAAAATTTAGATCCATTATTCATGACACCTAGTTCCACTGATAGAGAAAATACAGAACCTATCAAGTTTACAGCAAATGCTAATAATCAGTTGGTACCAAAGTATTACTCAGTCTATACAACTGCTACAGATACCTTTACAAAATATAAAGGCACTGCAAGCGGTCCTACATCAGGAGGAAAATAATGTCCGATAGTTTACATACCAAAGTAGTTATTACTTCAAAGGCTACAAATAATACAGTATCCAGTCCGAGAAAGTACAGAGGGTTTAGTACAGTCAGTACAACCACCCAGAATTTTGCATTGTATGATTTTGAATTGATCAAACAAGATCTGCTAAACAGTTTTCATGTTCGGCAAGGTGAAAGATTGATGAATCCTGAATATGGGTGTGTGATATGGGATTTGTTGTTTGAACCATTAACTGATAATCTCAAAGAACTTATATTGCAAAATGTCAATCAAATAGTCAATGCTGACCCCAGAGTTCAGGCCAGTAATGTGATTGTTACCAGTTATGATACAGGGATACAGATAGAAGCAGTATTGACTTATCTGGTTTATAACCTACAACAGAAGTTGCAAATACAGTTTGATCAAACCAACGGTTTAACAGCGCAGACTGTATAAAATACACACATAATTTTATCAAATAAATACAGTTATTAGGATCAATCATGAGTTCAACCACAAGACAAAATAATCTGCTTATGGCAGAAGATTGGCAAAAGATATATCAAAGTTTTAGGAATGCAGATTTCCAAAGCTATGATTTTGACAATCTGCGTCGAACAATGATTGATTACATTCGTACTAACTTTCCTGAAGATTTTAACGATTATATTGAAAGTTCAGAATACCTTGCGCTTATCGATTTAATTGCTTTTATAGGACAAAGTGTAGCTTTCCGCGCTGACCTAAATGCTCGTGAAAACTTTTTAGAGCTTGCAGAGCGTCGAGACAGCATATTGAGATTAGCTCGACTGGTCAGTTACAATGCCAGAAGAACGGTAGCAGGTCAGGGATTATTAAAATTTAGCACAATACAAACTACTGAAAATGTTGTTGACAGCAATGGGCGCGACCTTGCTGGACAATTTATATCTTGGAATGACAGCAGTAATCCCAACTGGTACGATCAATTTATCAAAGTGATCAATGCGGCACTTCCTCAAACTCAGCAGTTTGGCAATCCGGCGGATAGTGCTACCATTTATGGAGTTCCTACTGCACAGTACAGATTCAATGCCACTAACAAAGATGTTCCGGTATATTCTTTTTCTAAAACTATAGCAGGTCGTGCAATGGACTTTGAAATAACCAGCACGTCATTCAATGGACAAACATTTATATATGAAGAAGCTCCAAAGATTGCAAATCAAATTGCTTGTGTGTACAAGGATGACGGTTACGGAGCTGGCAGTCCAGGCACTGGATTTTTCTTTAACTTTGTACAAGGAACACTCAACACAGGATCGTTCACAATCTCAAACCCCACTACCAATCAATCTATCAATATTGACACACAAAATATCAATGATTCAGATGTTTGGTTATATGATTTAAATCAAAGCAATGGATTGGAGAACACACTATGGTTAAAAGTTCCTGCTCTAACAGGAAATAATATTGTCTACAATGCATTAAATCAAACCACTAATACAATTTATGCAGTAGCCACTCGAGTCAACGATGCAATCAGTTTAAATTTTGCAGATGGCACATTTGGAAAACTGCCAAATGGTAATTTTAGAGTTTATTATAGAGTCAGTAACGGTTTAACTTATACCATTAATCCAGCAGACATAGTTAATGTATCAATAGTTATACCCTACAAGTCTGCACTAGGCACAAGCGAAACCCTCACAATAGGACTCAGTTTACCCAGCTCGGTTATCAACGCAACTGCCGCCGAAACAAATGCCAGCATAAAACAAAATGCACCGCAAACATACTACACTCAGAATCGTATGATCACAGGCGAGGACTACAATGTTAGTCCGCTAGCAGCCAATCTACAAGTGGCAAAAGTAAAAGCAATCAACAGAACATCCAGCGGCATCAGCAGATATTTTGATCTAACAGATCCTACCGGCAAATACAGCAGTACAAACTTGTTCGCAGACGACGGCATAATTTATCAACAATTTTATACTTCAGGCACAACATTTTCTGCATCTGGCACCAAGGTAACCGGAGCCTACATTCAAGGTGTAATTGATAACACTGTGCTACCTATCCTAGAAGATCCCAATCTTAGAAATTTCTTTTACTCAAATTTTATTACCTACACTTCTGCCAGTCTCAATGTGTCATGGTATTCAGTGACCGGCGATAGTAACAGCACCAGCGGATACATAGGTGGCATTGCATCTAAAACACCTTTTGCTGTAGGAACATATACATTGACAGATTTGAGCTATGTTAGGGCTGGCGCACTGATCAAATTTACTGCACCTGCTGGAAAATATTTTAATACAGCACAATATAATGCTGTCACTACTATACCAACGGTAGCAGGTCAACCGGTAATACCATCAAAGGGTACTAGTTATTTGTGGGCAAGGGTAGTTTCTGTAAACAGCGACGGTACAGCCGGGGGTGTAGGAACATTGTCGACTGGGTTTGGACCAATTGTTCTCAGCAAACAAATCCCAACCGGCGCAGTAGTTTCAGCTGTAATGCCTCATTTTGCAACAACCTTGACTTCTAGTGTGCAAGCGTCGATGGTTGATTTGATACTGAGTAATTCAACTTTTGGTCTGAGATATGACACTGCTACAACCAGTTGGCAAATTGTTTTTGAACAAAATCTAAATAACAAATCTACGTTCAGCTTGCAGTATCAGGGCAATAACAGTAACACACAGCAAGACGCCAGTTGGATGCTGTTGTTTACGACAGATACATTGATATACACTATTACAGAACGTGCGGCACGATATGTATTTGAGAGCAATGCCGAAGTCACATTCTATTTTGATGACAGCGTTAAAATTTATGATATTGTAAAATCAAATACTATTACAGACACTATAAAGATACTTAATATCAATACACAGCCCGACAGTGCCTTTCCGTTCACGACTGACTATCAATGGCAAGTGGTTAGTGAATTTATTGGACAAGACGGATATATTGATCCTAAAAAAATTATAATAACTTTTGCAGATCCAAGCAACAGTGGAGTAGTTGATAATCCTCAACAGTTTTTAGATATTGTTGCACCTTCAGTAAATTCATTAAACAAGTACATTGTTGAGAAAAAATATGAGATATCTTTAGGACAGGAAGACTACAAATATGTGCCTAATAATCCATCTACCGGGCCAGTAATTATATTGCCTACGCAAAGCGCCGCATATCCAGTAAGTCAATGGACAGCTGGACAATACTTTTATCTTGTTGACACACAATTGGTTGTGCAGTATGTGCCTACCAGTACTACTCAACAACTACAACCTACGTTGGATTATAAAGTCTATTCAGGTAGAGATGGGTTACGATTCCAATATACCCACGGTGCTAATTATGATTCAAGGATTGATCCAGGCTCTAGCAACATCATCGATATCTACGTATTGACTCACAGTTATGATACTGCATTTAGGCAGTGGGTAGCCAAGGGTGCCTTGCAAGATGGAACCAAGCCATTACCACCAAGTCAGGACGAATTAAATACACTACTATCACCTAACTTGAATTTGATCAAATCAATATCAGATGAAGTAATTTATCATTCAGTAAATTACACATTACTTTTTGGGCCAGCCGCCGACCCTGCACTACAGGCAACATTTGAAGTCATGATAAACCCTACATCAGCAGTGAGCTCGGCCAATGTCATAGCCAGAGTGTTGACAGCAATTAATCAGTTTTTTGCGCTTGAAAATTGGGGGTTCGGTGATACTTTTTACTTTACAGAATTATCAACTTATGTAATGAATCAGTTGGCACCGGATGTGATCACATTTGTGATTGTACCAGCTCAAACAGGTAGATACTTTGGAAGTTTATTTGAAATAACATGTCCTAGTGACAGTCTTTTCTTGAGTTGTGCTACAACAACAAATATACAGGTAGTAGCTGGGTTGACCAGTACTAACCTTAAAACAGTAACGGGCACTGCACTAGGTGATACAGTGTCCAGTCAACAGATAACCAGTGCAAATTATGGGGCAAATAGTTAATGGCTAACAATGTTATACCACCCGGAGGATTAGGTGTAAATTTCCTTCCGGACTTTTATCAAACCCCTGCCAATAAAAAATTCCTGCAGGCCACGATTGACCAACTCTACCAACCAGGAACTATTACCAAGACTAGCGGATTTATCGGACGAGAAAACGCCAAGGCTGCCAACGGATCAGATATCTATGTAAAAGCATCCACTCGAGATAGACAGAACTATCAGCTGGAGCCGGGTATCGTAGTAAAAGATTCTTTAGCCAATGTAACGTTTTTTAGAGACTATCAGGATTACATCAATCAGTTGGGAGTATTTGGAGCAAATACCAACAACCATGCTCGTCTAAACAAGCAAGAATTATACAGTTGGGATCCACATATTGACTGGGATAAGTTTGTAAACTTTCAAAATTACTATTGGTTACCTTACGGACCTACCACTGTAAGAATTTATGGACAGCAAGCAACAGCTATCAGCACATACACTGTAGAACTACAGTCAGAAGGCAATGTCAATGAATATCTGTTTACACCAAATGGACTGACACTCAATCCTACTATCAAATTATATAGAGGTCAGACTTACAATTTTAATGTTAACAGCCCAGCCAACCCATTCAGTATCATGCTGTCTAGAGCAACAGGTACTTCTACCCGTTATTCTCAAGGTGTTATTAACAATGGAGTTACTCAAGGAATATTAAAATTCACAGTGCCTATAAATGCCCCCGACCTACTGTATTATCAAAGTGAGTCAGATATAGCAGTAGGCGGAGCAATAGAAATTTATGATGTGCTTGCTGATTCCTATATTGATATAGATAATGAAGTGCTTGGTAAAAAGAAATACACATTGAGCAATGGCACTGAATTGAGCAACGGTATGAAGGTTGCGTTCGGTGGAAATATCACTCCGGAAAAATACGCTAAAGGTAGTTATTATGTAGAAGGTGTAGGCACTGCAATCAAATTAGTCCCCGAAACTATTCTAGAAATAGTAAGTCCTTATACCACTAATCAGGCTATAGAATTTGGCGCAAGTGCATTTGATACAGCACCGTTTGATGATGCCACAGGTTTTGCTACCTTAAAGGACTACATAGTAATCAATCGTGCCAGCAAGGATCATAATCCATGGACACGATACAATCGTTGGTTCCATAAAGATGTGATAGAAACATCGGCAAAATACAACAATGACACTGTATCGTTGGATCAAAATGCTAGAGCAGTACGACCAATCATAGAGTTTGAAGCAGATCTCAAACTATTCAACATGGGAACTTCTGCTATAGTTGATATTGATCTAGTTGATGATTTTACTACAGATGTATTTTCAGTCATTGAAGGCACATCTGGGTACAACATTGACGGTGTACAATTGGTACAAGGGCAAACAATATTATTTTTAGCCGATACAGATCCTTTGGTAAAAAATAATATATTCCAAGTTGACTTTGTCAACATACAAGGAACCACACGTATAGCATTGACTCAAGTGGCAACTCCTGTAGAAAATCAAGCAACAATAGTTCTACAAGGCGTTAAGAATCAGAGTCTAATGTACTGGTTCAATGGCACTACCTGGATCAAAGCGCAACAGAAAACTTCAATAAATCAAGCTCCGTTGTTTGATATATTTGACGACAACGGTATCAGTTACAGTAATCAATCAACTTACGTGGGCACTACGTTTGTAGGAACAAAAATATTTTCCTATGAACAGGGCACGGGAATTTCTGATACAGTTTTGGGATTCCCGTTAACATATCTAAATGTTTCAAACATTGGAGATATAGTGTTCAGCTTCAATTTAGCTACTGACACTTGGCAATGGAAGAAGAACAGTGTAGCAGTCACCGGGCATGTTAATGCTGGCTATCTATTGAGTCAGGATTATGCTGGCAACGCCAAATATGTCAACGGCTGGCAATTGTGCAATACTTCAACTATTCAAGCCGCTATCCGAATTTATAAAAATTCTGGATTAAAAAATAAATTTGACATTGATGTATATGACAACATTGTCAATCTCAGCGATCTACAAGTAAAAGTATACATCAACGGAGTCCGACTAGACAAAAGCGCATGGTCGTTAGTAAAAGGAACTGCCTATTATCAAGTAGTGCTATCAACGCCAATGCACTTAACTGATGTTTTGACAATTAGAAGTTTTTCAGCTCAGCCTATAAACGCAAACGGCTATTACGAAATTCCATTAAACTTGCAAAATAATCCATTGAACGATGATATCACTACATTTACATTGGGTGAAGTTACAGATCATGTAAACAGTATCATAGAAAATATACCGGACTATGTAAGTATTAGAAATTCAGGAAATGTTTCTCAGTACGGAACAAAGTTTGTTCAGCATAGTGGCCCGTTGAGCCTTGCATTATACCACATTACTTCAGAATCAAATAATGTTATCAAGGCATTAGAAACTGCTAGAGATGATTACAATTCATTCAAACGAAATTATATAAACATTGCTGGTTCATCAGGTATAGATGCAAATCCGATTCAACTAACTGAATTATTTTTACAGAAGCTAAATGCAAATAAACCTAATACTGCGCCCTATTATTTTAGTGACATGGTACCGTACGGTGCTAGTACAACTACAAATTTGGAAGTAGTTGATTATCGAATCAAAACATATCCTCTTACCTCTGTGTTCTCATTGGATGTTTTAAGTAATAAAGCTGTAGGTGTTTATCAAACAAAGATAGCAACCGGTACCAAATCACAGCTAGTACATGGGCGAGATTATACATTTAGCAATCAAGGATTTGTAGTAATTGATGATAGTGTATCGTTATCCAACGGAGATACAATTACCACAGTTGAATACGACAGCACAGATGGATGTTATATTCCAGCAACTCCTACCAAGCTAGGCATGTGGCCTGCATATGTTCCGCAAATCTATCTAGACACCACACTGGTTAATCCACAGAATGTAATACAAGGACACGACGGCAGTATTATTCTAGCTTATAATGACTTTAGAGATGATTTGATATTAGAATTAGAATTACGTATATACAACAACATCAAGGTCAAATATGACCCTACTATTTTTGACAGTACAAATATAGTTCCTGGATATAATAGAACAAATGATTATTCTTTGTCAGAGTTTAATCAAGTATTAGCCCCTGCATTCTATCAATGGTCGGGCTTGGTTGGTATTGATTTTACTTTGCCTTTGAACTACGATAGAGGAAATCAGTTTACATTCAACTACTCCCAGGATGTTGCTCCAAATCAATCTCCAACTCCTGGCTTCTGGAGAGGAATATATCGTTGGATGTTTGATACTGATCGTCCACATCTGTGTCCGTGGGAAATGTTGGGGTTCAGTACAGAACCAAGTTGGTGGTCTAGTGTTTACGGTCCAGCGCCCTACACCAGCGACAATTTGGTATTATGGGACGATTTATCTACCGGCACTGTAAGAAAACCAGGCAGTGCGTCTGTAGTACTAAGCAAATATGCTAGACCCATATTAAAAGGGCACATTCCAGTTGACCAGGACGGACATTTATTAAGTCCTATACGTTGCGGATTAGCTCGGGGATCAGAAACACCAAGCATTGGTAATGATTTTGTGTTTGGTGATGTTAGCCCTGTAGAAGCAACATGGCGACGTAGTAGCTATTATCCATTTAGTGTAATAGTAGCCTCAATGTTGTTGACTCCCGCCAGCACATTTGGTCTGCTACTAGATCGATCAAGAACAGTTCGAAATTTGGCCGGACAACTTGTTTACTCTGAAACAAATTTACGTATCAAACCCGCAGACGTAATGATTCCCAGCGTGTATTCTAGTGCAACTAGAGTACAAACTGCGGGCATTGTTAATTATATTGTTGACCTTATTTCAAATATTATTTTTAGTAATAATCAAGAATCATACAAGTCTTATCAATCAAACTTGGCTTTGCTAACTGCTCAGCTAAGTTATAGAGTGGGAGCATTTACTAATCAAGATCAATTTAATTTATTGTTAGAAAGTAAAACACCATCAGCAATTGGCAATGTTTTCATCCCACAAGAAAGTTATAAAATATTTTTAAATTCCTCTAGCCCCACACAGAAAATTACCTACAGTGGTGTGATAATTACCAAGTTATCTACTGGATTTGAAATAAAAGGTTATAGTAAAACCCAACCTTACTTCAACTATTATGAGCATATTGAATCAGGAGTTACTATAAATGTTGGCGGAATAAGCGAAAGTGTAGTAACTTGGACTCGAGGCCAGCAGTATATTGTTGGACAAGTGGTTCAATACAACAACGTATATTATAGGACCAAAATTAAAAATACAGCAACACTTGAATTTGAATCAAAATATTTTGTAGCATTGCCTAGTCTTCCTATAGTAGGCGGAGTAAGTGCAACATTTAGAGACAAGTGGAATCAAACTAGTGTTAAAGTAGCACCATATGGTAAACAGTTTTCAACAGTGCAGTCAGTGGTGGATTTCTTGTTGGGATATGAGCAGTATCTGATCAGTCAGGGCTTTGTCTTTAATGATTTCAATAAAAAATTATCGTCAGTAGCTAATTGGTCTACTAGTGCTAAAGAATTCATGTTCTGGACCCTACAAAACTGGTCAAGCGGTAATACTGTATGGACCGAATGGGCGCCAAATCAACCATATAACTACGGCACAATAGTGCGTTACAACGGCAGTTACTATAGTGCTCAATACAATATTCTTGCGTTGGGTCAGTTTGAATTTGAACAATGGACATTGTTACCTGGATTAAGCAATGTGGGAAGTAGTGTAATAAGTCTGAGTCCTGCAGCCAATGGTATAACTTTCAATACTACTCTAGCGGTAGTGGACGATATTAAAAATCCATTCAACCGTTATGAAATATTCAAAGTAGACAGTACACCAATACACCCTAATGAACTAGACAGCTATAGAATAGGCAATACAATAACATATTCCCCACGTACTGCTGATGGAATTTACTGTGCAAGTTTTTATCTAATACAAAACGAACATGTGGCGATTGTAGACAACATGGATATATTCAACGATGTTATCTATAATCCCCCAAGCGGATATCGTAGAGATCGTATTAAACTTTCAGGATATGTTACAGAAGGTTGGTACGGCGGATTAGATATTCCGGGATTTATCTTCGATGGTGCAAAAGTACAGGGTTGGCAGCCGTGGCAAGATTATAACATGGCCGATATTATCGCCTATCAAGGATACTACTACAGTGCCAATTCGTTTATTGCAGGGTCTGCAACATTTGTGTCATCACAGTGGAATCGATTATCAAAGCAACCATCAGCACAACTACTGCCAAACTGGACCAATACAGCTACCCAGTTTACAGATTTTTACGGTCTTGACATTGATAATTTCAATACACAGCAACAGGTATTTGCACAACACCTAATTGGGTATCAAACTCGACAGTATCTGCATAATATCATACAAGATCCTGTAAGTGAATTTAAATTTTATCAAGGAATGATCCGAGATAAGGGCACTCAGAATGTACTAAATCACTTGTTCGGAGTTCTCAATGCCGACAAAGTAGAGAGTCTGATGTTTTATGAAGAGTGGGCGATCCGTGTTGGACAGTACGGTGCTTCAAGTGCATTTGAGGATTTTGAAGTAATCATCGATCAAGCACAGTATAAAAATAATCCGCAGGGCTATTATCTAACAAATTCTTCAAAGTCTGATGTCAGCTATGTTATAAATCAACTAGTACCTAATGATATCTATCTGAAACCGTTGGGATATAATAGTAAACCGTTTCCAGTTTTAGAAAAATCTAACCAACTACTGCGTAGTGCTGGGTATGTCAATCCAAAAGATATCACAATTCAGTTAGGCAGTCTTTCAGAGATAGTGAATTATAGTGTAGCCGCCTTGGCCAACGGACAGTATGTGTCTGTAGCATTTAGTGCCAACACTTGGAATGTTTACAGATTTACAGATTTACAGATTCGAGTACTGAATGTAACTTATGTGTTGGAAACAAAAACACTAACCATTACTACACAAAATCTATTACCTCTCATGGCAGGAGATTATATCGGTATTGCGCAAGTTGCTAGCATTACAGGATTTTATCAAGTAGCCAGTGTATCATTGAATTCATTCACAGTTGTCAGTGCATCGGCTTTGGTAGTGTCCGCGCCCTTCACACAATCCGGACAAGTTGTAGTCTATGCATTAACACCTCAACGTACCACATCTATAGATACTCTAGATACAGTGTCTTTGACACATTTACAACCTGGAACATTGGTATGGACTGACGATTCGGGCAACGGCAAGTGGGCAGTATGGCAGTACAATAGCGTGTACTCTACACAGAACATACCAGATGTTTCGCCAGCAACTAATTTTAACTTTGGTTCTAGTTTATCGATCAATAGTCAATCAACAATTTTAGCAGTCGGCGATAGTCAGGGAAGCCTACTGATGTATGACAAGGCAGGATCATCTGTTCCATGGATACGCCGAGGATCAATATCCGCACCGTTTGTGTCAAAAAGCGGTCCGATAAGTCTAAATCAACTAGCTACGATATCTGCACTGAGTGCCGACGGTACATGGCTAGTAACAGGAAGTCCTACTGCAGGATATGCATCAACCACGTATCGAGGTGTCTATAATAGCAGTTCAACCTACGCTATTAATAGTATAGTTTCTGTTGTAAATTCTACAAATAATTATTCTTATTATCAAGCCATGAAACCGGTGCCAGCCAGCACTCCGCCCACTGATAGGAGTTATTGGTTTATATCTCCGTATATTCCAGTCAGCCAACTGCTAGGTACAGATTCTACACTAGCAGGACAAGGCGTTGTCAGCATATACTTAAAAGACTCAAACAACAACTACAGTCTAGTTGACACTATTATCAGTCCGCTGCCAGCGGCTGGCGAGCAGTTTGGATCTAACATTGTGTTTGGCAACAACAGTCTTTATATAGGTGCTATTGGATATAATAGCGGCGCTGGCCGAGTATATAAATTATCATATATCACAACACCACAAGTTACTACGCAGTACAATCCTGTAGGAAGCTCGGCAAGCACGTTAGCAGTCAGCACAACTAGCGGCATACGTCCTGGAATGATAGTACAAGGTACAGGATTTACTAAAGGCCAAACAGTACAGGCAGTGCTTACTACAACAACATTGCGGTTAAGCGGAAGCCCTGACACAGGAATTACACCTTCTGGAATACTTAATTTTGTAACCAAAAGTTGGACATATGATTGGAGTGAAAACTACATAGGAACCCCATCAAGTGCTTTGGGTTCTACAATAGCAATCAGTGCCGATGCTACAACACTTGCAATTAAATCGATTGGCAAAGTCAACATTTATAAAAATACCGGCAGTGGTATGACCATGTTACCAGCAGTGCTAGGTAGCGATGCATATTTTGGGATGGGACTATCTGTGTCAGCAGACGGATCTTATATTGCTATTTCTAATGATACTGTTGGCCCTGTAAGCCAATCAGGCGGCGTGACGATATATTATTATACTAATGGGGCCTATACTCAGTACCAAAGTTTGGTCAATCATCGGCCAGAGACTAATGGACTGTTTGGAAACAAATTAGCGTTCATGTCCGACGACACGATTGTGGTATATAGCAAAAACGGTGATAGCCAGATCAGCACACCGTTTGATAATAATACAACAACATTTGATAAACGATCTACAAATTTTGTCACACTAGAAGTTAACAGCGGTCGTGTTGATATCTATGACAGATATAAAACCAAATGGGTGTTTGGAGAAAGTCTAATATCGACCAATTTACCAAGTGACGGATATGGAACAGGATTCGCAGTCGGAACAAATCAAGTTGTAATAAGTGCGCCAAACGCTACTGATCAAACTCTTGCATCGGGATTGGTATATAGTTACGGTAAGACAGCTGACGCATATACTTGGTCGCAGTATCAACAACAAGATTTAGTTGCTGATATCAGCAAAATTAAAAAAGCTTTCTTGTATAATAGAAAATTAGGAACCTTGGTAACTTATCTCGATATAATTGATCCGTTACAAGGAAAAATCGCTGGTCCTGCACAAGAGGAAATATCTTATCAAACTTTTTATGATCCTGCAAGTTATTCGTATAGTGATGGTACAACAGCCGCAACAGTTGATGTTGATGCGTTCTGGGAAGATCTGCCTATAGGACAGTTGTGGTGGAATTTGGCCACTACAAAATTCTTGGAAAATAATTTTGAAGATCCGGCATATAGAACTAGTGCTTGGAATACCCTAGCAAAAGGGGCCAGTGTAGACATATACGAATGGGTATCATCAAATTTATTACCAGCCAACTGGGATATTCAAGCAGACACTCCAGCTGGTTTAGCTAAGGGCATAAGTGGAAAGAGTCTATACGGCAATTCTGCATATAGTGTAAAACAAAATTATGACAACATTAGCAAAACGTTTTACAGCACATACTATTACTGGGTTAAAAATAAACTAGTTGTTCCATCAAATGTAGCCGGAAGACACATGGCATCTCGTGATGTTGCATTATTAATAGCCAATCCGAGAGCTCAAGCATACACTTGTTTAGCTATAACTGGAGCAGACTCGTTTAGTTTAATCAATGCTTCCCAATATCTAAAAAATACTGATGTTGTATTGGCCATTGAATACTGGACTATTGATAAAACAGATCAAAATGTACATAGCCAGTGGAAATTAATCAGTAATGATACATTGGTAAATCTTCCCTTGCATATTGAACGCAAGTGGATCGACAGTTTGTGCGGAGTTGACAGTGAAGGTCGTCTAGTCCCAGATCCTCAGTTACCGGCTAAATTACGATACGGTATCGAAAATAGACCTCGTCAGGGTATGTTTGTCAATCGTATAGAAGCATTAAAACAATTTATAGAGCGTGTTAATCTTCTATTGATAGGATATCAGGTAACTGAATCTAAAGACATTACTCCGTTAGAAGGCTACGATCCTATACCAAATGTGTTGCATGGCCTGTATGACAAGGCAGTTGACACTTATGCAGAGCTTGTATATGCTAATATCGGATCTTTTTCGTCTGCATCTGTTACCCCAGTCATTGTGTCCGGCAGTGTGGTAGGTATCGTAATTATAAATTCTGGTAAGGGATATGTAAATGCTCCCTACATCACAATAGCAGGATCGGGCAAGGGTGCAGTGGTTCAATCAACAATCAATTCTCTGGGACAACTCACCGGCGCAAAAATAATCAACGGAGGAGAAGGTTATAATATCAATACACTATGCTCAATCCGTAGCTATTCAGTTCTAGTGGTAAGTGATGAAACTGTAAACAACACTTGGAGTATATATTCTTATGACACTGTAACTAGTATCTATTCTAAAGTGTTGACACAGTCTTATGATGTTAGAAACTATTGGACCTATGCTGATTGGTATGCCACCGGATACAGTCAATTTACTGCTCCGGATATCACTGTTCAAAATTTTGTAGATCTAAATACTGCTCAAGACACGTTCTTCAGATTAGCACGTAATGGAATAGAGCAACCTGGGCAATTGATCAAGGTACTCAACGGCAATGCTGGTAAATGGGTTTTATTGTACAGATACTCAACTAAAATTACAGTAGACTGGACTCAAAGCTATAGAGTGATAGGAATACAAGACGGTACTATACAGTTTAATAGCGATCTATACAAATTTGCCGGAACTGTTATCGGTTATGATTCTAACATTTTTGACACTGCTGACTTTGACGTGCAGGCCACTAAAGAATTAAGAATTATATTAAACACTATCAAGGACAAAATATTAATTGATGATCTGAAACAGAACTATTTAGATTTATTTTTAAGCAGTTTACACTATGCTCACAGTGAACAACCTTTTATTGATTGGGCCTTCAAAACCAGTTTCATCCGTGCAACTCACACAGTTGGCGCACTGAACCAACCTGTTAACTATCCTGTAGATAATCTAAGAAATTTCCAAGATTACGTTGCAGAAGTTAAACCTTACAGAACTAAAGTTAGAGAGTATATAAGTCAATATACCGGAATAGACATTGATCAAAGTGCTGTTACAGATTTTGATTTGCAACCCAACTACTCGAATAATCAAATTAAACCAGTTGAGGCAGTGTATTCTAATAACAGTATTAGTGTAGTAGATCCTACAATACAGACTTATCCCTGGAAGTTCTGGTATGACAACGTTGGATTCAGTATCACCGAAATATTGATAGTCAACGGCGGTAGTGGATATGCAAATATTCCGCAAGTGATAATCAGTGCACCAACTGGTTCCAATGCTGTACCTGCCACAGCAGTGGCTTATATTGCCAATGGACAAGTTAATAGAATAGTTTTAACCAATGTTGATCAGTACGGAAGTGCTGGCAAAGGTTACTTATCAGCCCCAACGATAACAATTGACGGCGGATTGGAAATTGGCGGAGTGCCTGCTACAGCAGTCGCAATCATTGGGAATGGACTAGTTCGTTCAAATCTTACAGAATTGCGATTTGATCGAGTCAATCAAACGTACTATTTGGCAAATTTACAGCAAATAGACAAATTTACTGGGTCGGGATCCAAGTTGCAGTTTGTGTTGACCTGGGCTCCGGACATACGTGTAGGACAATCTAGTGTTACGGTTAATAGCATTCCTGTTCTTAGAGAATTATATACTCTAAAAGTAGTTAAATCAACTGTGTCTGGCTACACACAATATACAGGAACAATCACGTTCGTAACAGCTCCGGCTCTAAATACGGCCATAGTGGTTACGTATAATAAATCTCAATCAGTATTGACAGCCGCTGATAGAATTCAATATTATTATAATCCCACAACCGGACAGTTAGGCAAAGATCTAACACAATTAATGACCGGTGTTGACTATGGCGGAGTTATAGTCAGTGGACTGGGATTCAACATTGCAGGCGGGTGGGGTGCTAGTCCGTATCTGACAGATTCGTGGGACAGCCGTCCTGTTACATTTAATGATTATGCAGTCCAAGTAGCTGGTAACACGCATGTATTCACATTGCCTTACACTCCGGCTACAGGCACATCAATTAATATATATTTTGCAAGACAGAAGAAGGTATCGTACGTGTCAGACGGTGCCAAATTGCTGTATGCGTATGATTCTGCATTACAGAATATTTCTGTAAATGTAGTGTCAACTAGTACAACATCTGCAGTTACTACGTCATATATTACAGCAGAAGTAATCAGCGGAACAACTGTCAAAAGCGGCGGTTATACATTATTGGTTGCCGATACTACTGGAATAGTGTCGGGTATGATTGTCAAAGGCACAGGTTTTACAAAAAATCAAAAGGTTGTAAATGTAATAAATTCAACAACACTGACTATAGACAATGTGGCCGACGGATTTCCAGTAAACAGTGAACCATTAACGTTTTCTAATTTGCCCGGTAGTTTTATATTGACAGTTGCCAGTACTGCTGGCTTAGCAATTGGAGATGTAGTTACAGCCTCTGGCATATACAGCACAGCATTTGCTTACGGCACAACAATTACAAAAATTAATTCATCTAAGTCTGTAACCCTTAATCAGATTCTTTATGCGACACTTGCCGCTGGAACAACTGTAACATTTACACAAAATCTTATACAACCTAATGATGTGGTAATCAACGCTTCAGGTACTGTTCAGCTGTTACAAGCCTATCCTGCAGGCAGTGTAATCACTGTGGTCGGACAGCAACTTCCTGTAAGATTGGATGACCCCAATTACGGATTAGTAGCTACAAACAATTGGGTACCTGGCACACAATATGCTGTCAACAACTTAGTATTGGTAGATGGCATCTCATATGTTTGTCGTAAAGTCAATACCAGCGGCACAAAATTTAATTTAGATTTTGCACTGGGATACTGGAGTTTGATAAATTCCAATGCTATTATTCCAACGCCGGTTCTTGGAGTAAGTGTAATCACATCAGTTATAGAAGGCGGAGCTGGCGGTGCTAGTCTTTCTATTACCTTTGCTGGGTCAGTTGTAGGCGGCGAAGCAGCCACTATTGAAGACACTGTGCTCGATGGCGGCATTATAAATGATTCTCCTACCAATGTGATAGAAATACCTGCTACATTCACAGTATTAGAGGGAGATGAATTTATTCTAAGAGAAGCATCTAGTGATGGTTCAGTACCAACACCAGATGCAAACTATGACAGTAAAATCGATGGTGGAAATTTAGCCTATTCTACTGCTACAGGTATAGCCGCAGATGATATCATTCTCGACGGAGACGGATTCGTAACCCCAACATCTAGTCCGGCCACTGAAGAAGTGATGCCGGGACAAGTAGTAGATACTCTGGCAATCAAAGTGTATGACAAATCACCGTCCGGTGCCGCAAGCATTAAGGTTAACTCTTACTTGACCGATGGCGTAAATAAAGTGTTTGCTATAGGGCAAACTCCAAACAGTCCTCGAGCTGTCATAGTGAAATTAGGCAGTAATATACAAACATACACGACAGACTATACTGTTGATTATTCAAATAAACTAATACGTTTTAAAAATATTCCTACAGTAGGGCAGTCTGTCACTGTGTTTAGTATAGGGTTTAATGGAAAAAACATTTTAGATCTTGACTATTTTATCGGCGACGGGACAACAACTGAATTTATAACAAGAGCTCCTTGGTTAACTTCTCTTACCCCGCTGGTTTATGTAAATGGGGTAACAGCGGCAGTTGAGTTATTTCAAACTGATACTACTTATGCATTCTCTCATGCAGTCGGACTTAGATTTGTAACTCCACCTGCTATCGGAACACTAATAAATTATATCATTGTTAGCGGAAGTCAACAGACTTTTGCAATTACAAAAACTGAAATAGTTAGTACGACTGGCACAAGCACTTACAAATTACAATATCCAATAGGTAAATCTTTACCAAACGAAAGTAGTATGATTGTTAGAGTTGATCAATCAATACTGCAAGCACCAACTAACATATATTTCACTATCAGCAATCTCAACTACAAATACACTGTTGATCCAGCTAAGGCATTGCCTTATTCAACTTCAATTGGCAATATATATGTGTATGCTGGCGGTAATCAGTTGGTGTTTGGCAACGATTACACAATAGATCCGTCAGGTATCTCAGTGACAATTACTGCAGATGTTTACACAACTTATGCAGGCAAACAACTAGTTGTAAGTATTATTTCAAATAATGGATATACATATAATCCTAATTCAAATGAAATAACTTTTGCGAGCGGAGTTATAGTCGGAAGCTCACAAACAGTTGAGGTAGTCAGCAACTACTTGCATGAGACGTTGGACATACAACGTACCGATGTGCAGTATTCTGCTTCATATACATTGACTCCGGGAACTGTGGCCTTTTACCAATATAATGCAATCGGTGGTGGCCTGATTAGGCTTGATAGACCAGTAATTGATGCTGGATATGTATGGGTAATTAAAAATCTAGTTTTGTTATCTCCGGGAGCCGATTATAAACTCAATGACGATTTACAAAGTATTCGTTTGACGCAGCCAATAAGTCTATCTGATAATTTAGAAATTCTCACATTTAGTAGCAATGTACTTCCGTCGTCGGGAATCGCATATATGCAGTTTAAAGACATGCTTAATAGAGTAACCTACAGACGACTAAATGCCAACAAGAAAACAAGTCTTGTGCAAGCATTGAAATGGAACGATACACAAATAGTAGTAAGCGATGCGTCTGTACTAGATCAACCAAACGCCGCAAATAATAATCCCGGAGTAATAGAAATTCGAGGCGAACGCATAGAGTATTTTCAAATAAACTATGCTACAAATACTCTGAGTCAACTGCGTAGGGGTACACTAGGAACAGGCGTTTATAATATGAATCTTGAAGGATCATTTGTACAGAATATTAGTTCAAGTGAAGCAATTCCCTACACAGATACTACTATCACTGGAACTATACTGTCTTCAGGACTTGGAGTTCCAAGAGTTACAGGATCTATTATATCAACTACGACTAAAGTGGATCAGCCTATATCTAGTTTTTCTATCGAGTCAACAACTGGGTTATTAAAGGTAACAACAGGAAACTATTATGTTGGACAGGTTATAGCTGTGTCTGGCTTTCCGATCCATGCTAGTCTTACAGGCGTAACAGCTCTAAACTCAACTGGACAGTTTAGTTGTATTGCTTCTCCGACCTCATTCTTAGTGGGTCAGTCAATTATTATCAACAGTTCTACAACTAATGCAATACTTTCTAATGTCAGCATAATTGGAACTTCCGGACAGTTTAGTTGTTTGTCAAGCCCTACTCCAATGATTGTTGGTCAACAAATAACTATGACAGGGCTAGTAGTTGTAACTCAATACCTATCAGGCGTAATTATTACTGATACCAATGGGGGTTTTAGTTGTACCTCTTCAACAGTGCTATTAGCTCCGGGACAAATTGTTACAATTTCTGGAACTTTTGGTTCAGGGGCCAGTGTTGGCAGCATAATTGACTATGCCAGTCCGTCAAGCTATACCATTACTGCTACCAACGGCAGAACTACATTTTCTCTAGCAAAGATTGGAGGCGGTCAGGTAACAACGACAGTGGGGATTCCGGCCAACCTAACATATGTGTTGACAGCTGGTTCAGGATCTGTTCAAAATTATGTAAATCCAACCACATATGTTATTAGTGAGACCGACGGATCAACAACATTTACTCTAAAAACTCTATCTGGTAATGCCTTAGTAACTACCCAAGGAATTCCGGCCACAGCCTCTACAATTCCTACCGGATTGAAACTAGTATTGGTATCTGGTACTATTGCTGGATACTCAGGAACACAAACTAGGTATTATATTTCAGCTACTAATGGATCGACAAGATTTACATTGTCGTCAACTTATCCAGCAGTAACTCCTATAGTTACCACTCTAGGCAGTATGTATGGCCAACAGTATAGTCTGAGCGGAGCAGGATTTAACAATTATCTCAATCCCACAAACTATTATGTAGTTGACACAAACGGAACAAATCTAATTACTTTGTCCACAGCACCAAATGGATCTCCGATTGCTTCTGCAGTGGGAACACCTTCGGGACTGACAGCCAATGTGGTTATCAGTATTGTAACTTTGAATAGCAACGATGGCTTATCTACAGGACAAAAATTGGTTGTTACAGGTGAGGGCGGCGGCGGCCTAAAACCGGGATCCTATTATATTGTTAACCCATCTGTGGGTCCAAATCAAGTCACACTGGCCAGCAGTCTTGCTCTAGCACAAGCAGACAAACCTATTAACACTCTAACCAGTTCCACGCTATCAAATACCACATTCAGCTCAGGCGGGCAGGATATTGGTATAGGATTTGTCCCAGACAATGCTGATCAAATTGATGTATTTGTTGGCGGATACAATACCACAATATGGGAACCCAACACCAAATACAGTATAGGACAGCTTGTTTCAACAGGTCCTTATACCTATCGATGCATAGTAGACCATACTAGTTCAACAGCATTTGGTAAAGATCTTGCCAACTGGTATTTCTTTGTAGAAAATACACGATTGAAGAAATCTTCCTACAGTATATTTGATGTAAATAAAGCTCCTTATAGCCCAGCCGGTGACAGAGATTTCCCAGCAGATTTTATTGTTGACGGTGTTACAGCAACCGTTACACTAACAAATCCGCTAAGTCTTGGCACACAGGTTACTGTGATTAAGAAGACAGGTATTGCCTGGGACGGCAATAAAAATGCTCCAGTTAACATACTAAATGATAGTAGTGCTATTGCTAATTTTATCAAGGCAGCTCCTGGAATTTGGTACACTGAATACAAACAAATAAGTAATAGTACAATCAAAGGAAATTTTGACAATACTACTGTGTTATTTGACAATAATAATACAATAACATTCGATCAAGGATAAGATATGACACAACAGATAATTGCCACAGGCTCAGCGGCAAATGACGGTACTGGGGATACACTTCGAAGTGCTGGTACAAAGATAAACGCTAATTTTTCGGAATTGTATGCTAACATTTATACATTGCCAACTGCACAACCTCCAGCAAACAATTTAGGTATACCGGTTGCAGGAAGACTAGGCGGAGTAATACCAGACGGTAATACGATTACTATCACAAACGGAGTTATCAGTGCTGTGTCGAGCGCGGCATCAGCTGGTGCATTAACCGGTACAGCGTTAAAATCAACAGTGGTCAGCTCAAGTCTAACCAGTGTTGGCACGCTGACAAGCCTAACAGTGAGTGGCACAACCACTTTGTCTACATCGCTTAACGGTTTGTTAAAAAGTACAAATGGTCTAGTATCCTCAGCAGTTGCAGGTACAGATTATCTAGTTCGAGGAAGCCTCAGCGTAGCAGTTGCTAGTAATAGTGGAGGCGGCAATTTAACTTACAGCAACGGTATCTTTACATTTACACCTCCGCTGATTCCAAATTACTCAGTAACAACTGCCACACCTAGCGGTGATGGCTCACTAAGCATAAGCGGAACAGTGTTTACATACACACCTTATAGTTTGCAACCAGCTACTACAGCTACACTAGGAGGTGTCAGAGTTGACGGTAGTAGCGTCACTATCAATAACGGTGTAATCAGTGTTAGTACAGGTCTAAGCGGCAGCATAAGTTTCAAAGGAACATGGAATGCAAGTACCAACACTCCTACCCTCAGCAGTAACCAAGTGGGCGCAAACGCAGGTTGGATGTACATTGTGGGCACCAGCGGAACCCAAAACTTAGGAGCTGGATCGTTTACCTATCAAGCAAGCGATTTGCTAGTGTATGATGGTGTAAACTGGATTGATATTGCATCAAATAATGGTGTGGTATCATTCAATTCTAGAACCGGCGCAGTATTGTTGACCAGCAATGACGTTACATCGGCATTGGGATACACTCCATTACGAACCAGCGACCTAAGTTCATATTTAACAGGGATTAGTCAAAGTCAAGTTACATCAGCATTGGGATATACCCCACTCCAGGCAAGTAGCCTAAGCATTGTAACAAATGCAGCCAGCGGATCTGGCAGTTTAAGTTATTCAAGCGGTGTATTTACATTTACACCTTATGCTTTGCCAACAGCAAGCACCGCGGTGCTCGGTGGTGTTAAGATTGACAACAGTACAATCACAATCAGCAATGGAGTTATTTCTGTCAGCAGTGCGTTAACCAGTGCCACACAATTTAAAGGCAACTGGGATGCAACTAATAACTCTCCGTTATTGGGTGGAAGTTTACCCGCTGGAGTTGTTGCTGGATGGGAATATATTGTTAGCGTAGCTGGAACCAGAGATATAGGCAATGGAAGTACAGCATATTCTATTGGAGACTTGGTGATATATGATGGAGCCAAGTGGGTACGCATACCTGGCGGCAACGCTGTTACATCGTTTAATACACGTCAAGGTGCAATTTCATTGACTAGTAGTGATGTTACTACTGCACTGGGTTTTACACCTAGTGCATTAATTGGTTCTTCTAGTATAACTACACTGGGCACCATTGCTACCGGAATTTGGAACGGTAGTGTGATTGCAGGACAGTACGGCGGCACTGGAGTAGCCAATACTGGCAAGACAATTACGCTGGGCGGCAACTTAACTACTGCTGGTATTTTTACCACATCCGGCGCATTTACAACCACACTGACTGCCACATCTGATACCACATTGACTTTGCCAACTACTGGCACACTGGTCACACGAGCAGGCACAGAAACATTAACTAATAAAACACTTGGAGCCACCACAATTGCCGGCAGTTTAATTCCTGATACTGATATTACCTACGATCTCGGTTCCACCTCTTATAGATTCAGAGACCTATATCTAAGTGGAAGCTCAATTAAATTAGGCAGTGCAACTATAACTTCTTCTGGTACCACATTGTCCATACCAGCATCAAGCACGTTGACAACGCCGGTAATTGCTAGTAATATTACAACGGCCAGTACAAGTTTTGATCTTGTTAATACAACTGCTACTACAGTAAACTTTGCTGGTGCGGCAACTGTTGCATTAAAGATTGGTGCCAGCGGTGCACCTATTACAGGATTTGCCGCAACAGCTACATCAACAAGTACAGCCGCAAGTTTAGGTTACTTAGGTATGCCACAGCAGAGTAAATCAGGTGCCTACACAACAGTCATTGGTGATGCAGGTAAACACATTTATGTAACAGCTACGGCAACTATTACCATTGACTCTAATGCCAACGTGGCTTATCCAATAGGCACAACTATTGCATTTATTGCGGCAGCTGGCGCAACAGTGACTATCGCAATTACTTCAGACACAATGTATTTAGGTGGTACTGGCACAACAGGATCACGCACACTGGCTGCATATGGTATGGCCACTGCGGTCAAGGTTACTAGCACAAGCTGGTTTATCAACGGCACAGGATTAACATAATGACTGGTATCATGATGCACAATATGAGCCACAAGGCTGGCCCGGCTCCTGCCACAGTGGTTTATAATCTTGATGCGGCTAATTATTCTGCTATGCCTGCGAATGGAGTAACTATAACTGGCAGTTACACATTAACAGTCAGTAACACAAATTCAAGAATTAGTTGGAACGCGGTCAATGGCGGAGTGTTTAGAAGTGCCTATATTGGAGATGCCATGGGTGATTATATGTCCGGCGGGCCAAACTACAGCAACGGCAATCAAAGTTTTACAATATTCATAGCTTATAAGTTAGCTACATCAAGCTCAGGACGGTTGCTTAACACAGGCAACGAAGCCAATGGCGATTTTGTCATGGGCGCATACAACGGTCGACCAAAAGTTTATTTTACTGCCGCTCAAAATATCAATTTGAGTGGTGCTACCGCAGACACAGTTTGGCATTTGGACTGGGCAACATTTAACAAGACCACAGGTGTGGCTAACCTATATTCAGCTACCAGCGTACAGCCCACGACCTATACGTATACAGCAACCAATACTGCCATACGAGGCCCTAACCAATTGAGATTGTTTAATAGGCAAAGCGGTACTGAGGCACATCCAGCTGACATTGGCGTGATAAAGGTGTGGGATGGTGCCTTAACTTTGGCTCAGGTTCAGACTGAATATGCGGCCTATAAAACCCGATTTGGATATTAAACTAGCACATTATGAAAACAGCTAAATACAAGATAAAGAGAGTTAACTATGCATAAAGATCAAACTGGAGTCCATATTGAAGGTCATATCAAGATATATGATCCTGAATCTAAAGAAGTTTACATCAATAAACGCAATGCAATCCACTACGAAAATATGAGTATTGCTTTGGCCAATACCATGATCAACAACGGTCAAGGCTACATATATCAAATGGCCTTTGGCAACGGTGGAACCAGCATTGATCCTACCGGAATCATTACATATCTAACTCCTAATTCAAGCGGAACTAATGCCAGTCTTTACAATCAAACATATACCAAAGTTGTAGATGGCACAGCCAGTACCAACATGGACGCAACACGCAATTTCACAGAAGTGCGTCATGTAACTGGAACAAACTACAGCGATATATTTGTGACCTGCTTGTTGGATTATGGCGAGCCTAGCGGTCAATCTGCTTTCGACACCACAATCAACGGCGAAACAACATTTGTATTTGACGAACTAGGGTTACAAAGTTACAGCCCAACAGGCAATAATTTATTACTAACACATGTGATATTCCATCCTGTGCTAAAGAGTTTAAATCGTTTGATACAGATCGATTACACAGTGCGTATACAAAGCCTTACTGGCTTGGTAAATGTTTAAGGGGCTATAGATGACATACACAGTTTCATTTACTGACTCAACAAATCCTGCCAAACCTCCGATTACAGTTGCAGACGGTGCGCTAAACAATCAAACCAGTTTGTCACTGGTAGGTCAAAATTATTCAGGATATGGGCCTGTAATAGCAGGAAACTTTTTACATCTGTTAGAAAATTTTGCCAGTGGTATTGCTCCTATCAATCCTGTTCAAGGACAATTATGGTACGACACCAATGTAAATTCCAACATACTTAGAGTATACAACGGAACTCAATGGATAGAAGCAGGAGCACTGAAAAAAGCCACAGCAGCCAATCAACCTAGTGTTTCGGCCAGTGTAGCAGGAGACCTATGGGTCGACACTACCAACAGTCAACTTTATCTATTTTCAGGTGCAAGCTGGTTATTGGTTGGTCCCACATACAGTGCAGGATTGCAAACAGGTCCAATAGTAGAGTCTATAGTTGATACTTCGAACATAAGCCACCCAGTTATTTCGATGTATGTAACTAGTACAACAGACAATATATCTTATCGACTTGCAATAATAAGCAAAGACGCATTTACTCCCAAGTCTAGCATCATCGGATATCAAACAATCAAAGAAGGTGTAAACTTATATTCAAACAGTTTAACCAAAGATTCCGCCACTATCTGGGGAACTGCTGACGTGGCCAACAATTTACTGGTTGGTTCCAGCACAGTGCCAGCGGCAAATTTTTTAAGATCGGATGTAACCAGCACTTCAAACAGTGTTCTAAATATTAGAAATGCAGGCGGCTTGAGTATAGGAAATGATCTCAGTTTCAATATTTCACAAGGCCCAACGGCCTTTACGCTATTTTCTAAAAATACCACAAGCAGTATTGAATTCAGTGTAAACGGAAGTACGCTGTTACATTTAGATCCATCTGGATATGTGGGCGTGGGTGCAGGAAATACATCCCCTGCCACCGCTCTCAGCGTAGCAGGAGTTGTAACTTCGGGTATAGCAGGTGCACCTGGCGGACTGATAGTGACTGATGGAGCAAGTCCTATACCAACTACAGTGTTAACTGTCAGCACTACCGGTGGAATCACCACGTCTCTGAACATGACCTCTACAGGCAATTTGTCAGTGGGCGGTGTAGTCACAGTTGGATCTGGATCAGCTGGCGGCGCAGTAATATTACCGGCACCTTCAGTTTCGGTTCCGCTATTTGATATAGGTTCGGCCAGTCAGCCTTTTAGAAACATATATGCCAACACATTTACCGGCAGTTTTACCGGAACATTCGTTGGCTCAGTAACAGGTAATGCCAGCGGCACCGCTACCGCACTACAAAATCCTACACAATTTTCCATTACTGGCGACGTAATTACCACTGCTCCAATCAATTTTACTGGAAATTCAGGACCAGCTACATTAACTACCTTGGTCAGCAACACAATGATTTCGGGAAAGACGGCAGCTACCGGAGCCAGTGCAACAGATCAAATGTTGGTATTGCAAACAAATGCCAACACTTCAAATCTAGTCAGCATGACAAGACAGACTTTTCTATCCGGGGTAGGCATTTTTGCAATACCGGCTGGAGTTATGATGCCGTTTGCTGGCCCAGTGTCTGCAATTCCTGTGGGATGGTTGTTATGTGATGGCAGTGAGATCAGCACAGCTACATACAATCAATTGTTTTTAGCGATAGGGTTTGTGTACAAGGCACAAATAAATCTATCGGGCGTAAACACGTTTGCTCTTCCGGATATGAGGGGTCGCATGCCGTTGGGATTAACCAACATGAACAACTATGGAAACATTCCTGGATTTACTCAAGCTGTCAACAGTAGTGGACAAACGGTTAATACAGGCGGCCAGCGCGGCACAGTGACAGGAGTGATAACACAAAGTGCAAATCAAACTCCAGCATCTATACTAGGAGCGGTTGGTGGATCCGACGGAACAGTACTATCAGTTGGCCAGATTCCCCAGCACAAACATAAACTAAGTACTACCAATGCTCAATACTATGCTCCGGGTGTAAATGGAGGATCTCCAGACACTAATGCTTCTCAAGGATACAGCATACCGCCAGGCGGAACAGGTTACGGATTGACCAATACCGGAGATATGACAACTGGTGGTGCCGGTGATAGTGTAAACTTGATAAATCCTTTTATGGCAGTTAACTATATAATCTTTACTGGTGCAGGACTAAGCTAATGACATATTCAATTCTTTTAACCAATGGTACTACACTAGTACCCGGTGGCTTGGCCAATGCTACTATCAATCAAACCACTACCGATTTGACCTTGATCGGACAAAACACCTCGGGCTACGGCACATATATCAATCAGAATTTTGTTAAATTATTAGAAAATTTTGCCAATACAAGTCAGCCAAATCATCCTCTCAAGGGACAGTTGTGGTATGATACTAGTCAAAATTTGTTACAAATTTATAATGGCAATCAATTTACTCCAACTGGAAATACTATCGTAGCTGATTCAGCCCCCAGCGGACTGACCACAGGAGGATTATGGATCAATAGTAAAACCAGTCAACTGTACTTTAACGATGGCACACAAACTACCCTAGCCGGACCAGCTTACACAAGACAGCAGGGACTATCTGGATTTATTGTCAGTTCAGTGCTTGACACATTGAATGTCAGCCATACCATTGTGTCTCTTTATGTTGCCAATACACTGATGGGTATTTTTGCCAAGGAATCATTCGTTCCAGCATCAGCCATTACAGGTTTTACTGATACAGTTACAATCAACGCCTACCAAACACGTACAATATTAACAGTAGAATCTGCCTCGGCTAATACATTGATAGTAGGTCAAACAATAACTGGTGACGGAGTATTACCAAATACAATTATCACCAGCTTGACAGTCAATGGTGTGACAGCTAACGGCGGCGTGGGGCAATACCTAGTAAGTACCAATGCCATAGTAACCTCTACAACTATGACCGCAGTGTATGGTACTTTGCAAATCGGGTTTAATGTCAGCACTTATGGAGGCATCAAATTCAATGTTCCAGTAAGTCAAGCCAACTATTTGTTATCGCCCACTGACGGTTCTTTGAAGAACGCTAATAGTTTTTTATCAACTACGTCGGCCTCTCAGACTACTGGCACAATCTCTATAGCTAATTCGGCAGTTGATAGTGTTGGGTCGACACCACAATTGGTGCTAGGCCAATCGGGATATACACAAATTAACACTACTTACAGTGCATTTGAAATAAAAAGTAAGATAGCTAATCAGGATTTTCAAGTCACTTTAAACCCTGCCAATAATGCTACCCAAGCATTTTATATCAACGGCACTGTTTTACGAGTTGGAATCAACGGATTTAATGCCAGTAATCTGCCGCAGGCCACACTGGATGTCAACGGTTCCTTTAGAGTCGCTCCGGGCAATGTTCCACTGCACTATAATTCAACGGGTGTGCAAGGACAAATTGCATGGGATTCAGGATTTATCTATGTTTGTATTGCAACAAATACCTGGGCTCGAGCACCGCTTACAAGCGTTTCTTGGTAACAGCTTAAAATATGATAAATACACTGAAATAAGGATGAGCGACTACCATGTCATATACAATTAATCATTATAACGGCACTTTGTTGGCTACTGTAGCAGATGGCACAGTTGATACAAGTACTAATCTTACGCTAGTAGGCAAAAACTATGCCGGCTATGGTCAAGCGCAAAACGACAATTTTGTCTGGTTGTTAGAAAATTTTGCCAATACTTCAAGTCCAGCAAATCCACTAGCTGGACAAATTTGGTTTGACAGCGGTAACAAGAAATTAAAATTTTGGGACGGAGCAAAATTCCGTATTGCTAGCGGAGCAGAAACTGGAACCACGGCACCTTCCGGACTAACGCTGGGCGATTTTTGGTTCAACACTCAGAGCAATCAGTTGTATGCATGGACTGGCACTACCTTTACTTTAATTGGACCTCAACAAGTGGTAGGTGCTGGGACAACTCAGATGCAATCTGTTAGTGTACTTGATGTTAATAATGTAAGTCATGCTATTATACAAGGTGTTGTTAACGGCCAAACAGTTTTTACTATTGCAGGAAGTGATGCACCATTCAACTTAAACTCTACTACAAATCCAATTACAGGATTTGATACAATACAGCAAGGGTTAACCTTGCAGTATACTATCAACGCCAATAACGGTGTAACATCGGGCAGTCAACGGTTCTGGGGAACGGCAACCAATGCAGAAAAACTAGGCGGTCATAGTATTAGCGAGTTCGTGCTGAATACAGGAACCCCGCAGTTTACCTCTCTAGTTAATTTTAGCGATACAGGATTTACAATAGGTAGTCCTATTTCCAAGCTGGCTATATATAATGCAGGCCAAACGACTCCTACCATACAAAATATTAATGGCACTACAATACAATTTCAAACACTGGTCAACGGATCGACAGTAACTCCGTTGATATTGAATGGTAATAGTGCTACTCCTGGAAATACAATAGCTAATTTAGGATCAGCACAGTTACCGTGGGCCAACGTGTACGGTACTTATCATTGGGGTACAGCCCAGCAGGCTGATGCTCTAAACGTAAACAATGTGTATGTAACCGCAAGCACATCATCCACTCCCGGAACAATCGTAGCTAGAGATAGCAGTTCAAATATTTACGCTAATTTGTTCAACGGTACTGCAACTTCAGCACAGTATGCTGACTTGGCAGAAAAATATTTGCCAGATGCTGAATATCCAACAGGTACAGTTGTAAGTGTTGGTGGTGATCAGGAAATAACTGCTGCCACAGATGGTGATAGAGCTATTGGTGTAATTTCTGCTAATCCAGCATATATGATGAACAGCGATCTTGAAGGCGGTGTTTATGTTGCATTGAAAGGACGAGTTCCGGTATTTGTAGTAGGTCCAATTAGCAAAGGTCAGTATTTGATATCTTGCGGAACTGGTATGGCCACCGCGGCAAATGACAGTTCAACTCCTGGAATTTTTGCTGTTAGTTTAGAAAACAGTAATCATGACGGAGTCAAACTTGTAGAATGTGTGATTCTGTAAAAATAAATAACAAACAAAGGGATATTCAATGCCAAATATAGCCGCTAACGACTATAATGCTATTCAGGGGTTAGTTGCCGGACGATTAGGCACCGGTATTAATACATATGGTCAGACACTTTACAGCGCACAAGTGTCAACTTCTGGAAACATTACAGCACAACAGTGGCAGGCTCTTCTAACTGATATAGCCGCTCTAAACTATCACCAACTAAATGCCGGTCCGCAGTACAATGGATCACCATTAACTGTGCCTTCAAATGGCACTGGTGTATCGATAACGATTGGTACGACTACTTATACCAATGCTCCGCCTGCAGTAAAAATTAAAGAATCAGATCGTGCGGCATATCTTGCAGTGGCAAATGCGCTGGTGAATATCAATCCATCTACAGTTTCAGCTATAAGTTATCCGGGCGCCTTTACTACTAATATTAATGCGGCACAACGAACTACCGTTGCCGCAGGTTCTTTTATTGCACCCAGTATTAGAACAGGCAGTGTTTCTCCTTGGGGAAGCACTATCAACGGAACAGCTCAAGCTAGTCCGGGAGGTCAACAATTGATTAGTATGATTGTTACACTCACGTTTCCAGATGCACTATCTGCTCAATATTATTTTAATACAGGCGGATCTATTCTAGTATCAGGTAATGCCACTGCCGGACAGACAGCAATTTCAAATACCAAAGATTATTCCTGGCAAGTTTTATTGTCCAACATGGGCAATGTTGTTTTTAATTATACCGGCACTGCTTCGTCAGCTAGCAACGGCGTTGGAACTCCTTATGGCTGGAGTTATTTTAACGCGAATAGAAATACAACCAAAACAATTTATACCATAACCACATCGTCATCGTTATATGCTCCTAATCAAGCTGATATACTGTGTAATCTAAATTCTACCGGCACTGTACTTACATTCACACTGGAGCTTCAAGATTTATCCACAGCAATTACTAAAGTTGCTAGCGGTGCGTCACCGGGTGATACACTGTTATATTCTATTGATACACCTGTAACAGCCACTATCTCTACCGGAATGACTATTTCATACGCTTCGGGAAATTATGTGTCAACTAGTGCATACTTGCCAGTGCCTGTGATCACTACGCCTCTCACTGCATAAGTACAAAAAGAGGATCATATGGCAGCTGGACAAGGTTCAAAAATACAAGATACTGACTATAATACTATTCAGGCAATAGTATATAATATTTTATACAATGTATATGGCCAGAGAGATCTAAATACAGTAACACTCAACGGCGGAACAGGCCAAGTAACAAATTCTACAAATTTTAGATCTGATACTCCTACCACTGTTGCGCGAGCCCCGCAGTGGAATGCTCTTCAAAACGATATAAATCGAATACAACGACACATATACAATACTGTACCTAGTCTTACCACAGACACTACCACTGTCAGTATTGGTGAAGCTGACAGAGCCGCATATTTAGCCGCTGCCACAGCACTTAATAGTTCGACCATTTGGTATGGATATCCGGCCGATGCAGTCACCCCAGCCACAGTTGGCGGCACCAATCGAAGTTTAGTCCCAGCACTAAAAACAGCAGTACACATAGTGAATATTCCGTTTGCCAGCACCACCGCTGCCACATATTTTTTCAATGCAGGTAGTAAAATTACTATAGCATCGTCATTGACCCCTCAAGCATCAGGTCTACCAGGCGACTTTGGAACTCTGAATACTGACTGGGTAAACCTATTGGCTATTTCAGGAACCTTGTCATTTACTAGGAATACAACAACATGTGACACTTCTCCCAGTTATGTAACTAATACAAATTTTGGATTTGTCGATGTAACCAGTTCAGAGACTACCATTTTTACTAGAAACATTGCTGACAATCTGTATACTGGCGGAAGTGCTGACAGGTATTATATAACTGTAAAATATGTGGGATCGACATTGACATTTACTAGTTATTTCACCAATACATATACTAGTACAGGTTATGCTACGCCTGGATCAACTCAACCCAGTCCTGCAGTGAACTATCCAATAACTGGGACGTTGTACAACACTGTTACTGCCTACTATGCAACTGGATCAAATGTATCAGTCAGCGGATATTATCCTGCTGCCAATATTACAGATACATTCAACGTTGTTTAATCAAATTAATTAATTCTAATCGCTTGACAAGCTAATTACTATAGTGTAACATAGTACATTACGGAGTCATTCATGGACGAGAGAATTGAAAAAGCATTTGCGGTAGCCAACTATTCAGCTACCTTATCAAATCAACGAAGAATTATTTCAGAGGAATATCAGCAAAAACTGGTATACTATGCCAATGGCGCAACATTCAAAGTTTCTCCAGACCTAATTGCATTTATCAAAACAGTTCTAGATTTGGGGCACACATCAGATATACCATTTTTAGATGCTAATAATTTTCCTGTAGTTATTGAAAACGTTCAGGAATTTTTAGATAATATAGTTTCTGTATACTTTGAAGCTCTAAACGAATACACAGTAAAATATTCAGAGATCAAAAAGAAAAGAAAGATAGCTGACATAGTTGAACTATGACCACAGGTGCATTGATATTCGCCCAGAATAACAAAGTTGTTGACTATGTCAAACTGGCAGTATTTGCGGCTAGTCGTGTTGACCAATACTTGGGCATCCCTGTTAGTCTAGTAACAGATGATAGCATTTGGCTAGAAAAAAATTATCCCGACCACAAATTCAGCTCTGTTATTCAACTAGAGCATGCCACTATGGCGCAGAGCAGAAGATTTAATGATGGTACTATAGCAAGTAATTTTGTTGAATGGAAAAATTGGACACGGAGTCAAGTTTATGATCTTACGCCCTACGATCGCACACTGGTACTAGACAGCGATTATGTTTTAAATTCTAAAGTATTAAAAACTGCACTAGACAATGATCACGATTTTCAAATATATCGTGACAGTTTCGATCTGGCACTAGAAAGAGATACTAGAGATTTTGTTCGTATCAATCCTTACAGTGTTCCTTTCTATTGGGCCACAGTTTTTATATTCAATAAAACAGCGTTAACAGAAAGTTTCTTTGTGTTAGTAGAGTATATAAAAAACAATTGGATTTATTTTAGGACCTTGTACAATATCAATGCGCAGACGTATAGAAACGATTTTGCATTCAGCATTGCAATACACATAATGAATGGAAAAACAGCAGGCGATTTTGCTACAGAACTTCCGGGGAAAATGGTTTATATCAGTGATCGTGATTTGTTGCTAGATGCCAAAGAAGATAAAATGAATTTTCTAGTACAGAAGCATAAATTTTATGGTGAATATACTGCTGTTAAAACTTCAGGCATTGATATTCATGTTATGAATAAATTCAGTCTAAGTAGATATATTTCTGGGGAATCTGGTGTCTAAAGGATTTGTCGTATTTGCACAAAACACACAAAAGACAGACTATGTCAAACAGGCCTATGCACTGGCATTGAGTATCAAACACAGTCAATCTACAACAACTTTGGTATCAATAGTTACTAATGATCCTGTTCCTAAAAAATATCACAAAGTATTCGATCAAATAATTCCTATTCCCTGGTTCACAACAGCAGGTGATAGTCCGTTGGCCGCGGAGCATCGTTGGAAATTATATCACTGTACTCCGTATGACGAGACAATTGTATTAGACACTGATATGCTGTTGCTAGAAGATATTTCAGAATGGTGGCATTATTGTAGGAATTATGATGTTAAATTTTGCTCACGTATAAAGAATCACAAACTTGATTCAGTAGTTGACAACATACACAGAAAAGCATTTGTAGCGAACAAACTTACTAATCCTTATTATGCTCTACACTATTTCAAGAAGAATGATAAAGCATTGGAATTTTATCGTGTGCTAGAATTTGTATGCAACAATTGGCAATGGTGTTGGACTACGTTTGCTCCCGACTTTTACCAAAATTGGTTAAGTATGGATCTAGCTGTGGCTGTGACAATTGAAATCGTAGGAGAGTATAATTACACAGTTGACTCGTGTAGTCCTTTAGAATTTATACACATGAAAATCCCATTGCAAGATTGGCCTGCTAGTGCAGACAGATGGCAGGATACAGTACCTTGGATTTTAAATAATCAAGGGGAGCTGATAGTTTCTAATATTAAACAAACTAAATTATTTCACTATGTGGAAAAAGACTTTGTAACAGCGTCTATACTGAAGCAATTGGAAAAACTAAATCATGTCTAGCAAATACATAATACCTCCAAAACAACAGTATTGGGCTCACTACAATAAGACAACAGGCGTAATCCGCAGTGCATCAAACGAGCCAACCACCCTGGATGAAGGTAGTATTGAGATTACCTATGACGAATACAAGTTATTTGCTGAAGGTCAGAAAAAATTACATGAGCATATGATAGGTTATGCTAGAACAGTGGATGGTACTACACAAAAAACTATAATACAAATAGCCGAACAACTGTATGGATTTAGGAACAATATATTTGAATGGATCAATGAACCTCCTACTCGAAATACCGAACTAACAGTGACTTGGAATAGACAAGCAAAAACATGGAATTTTACACTGAGCAAAAAGGCTAAAAAAAGAATAGCCAATGATCTGTTAACTAAGACAATATTTTTCATCATGCTTAACAATGATTTTGATTTTTTGATACGCAATATTGTTATAGATGTATCTGAGTTGGTAGAGAAAGAAAGTATAACAGTGCCGTTTGAAAGCAAGATAGAAACAAATATTGAAAAGATCTCAGTGTCGTGCCAGATATTATTTCAAGGTTATGGATTAAAAATAAATGGATAAAATTAAAATTATAGAACAAGATATTATTTTTCTCAGCTATGACGAACCTAATGCTGAAAAAAATTATGCAGATTTATTAGCCAAAGTGCCATGGGCTAAACGTGTACACGGAGTTAAAGGTAGTGATGCCGCCCACAAAGCCTGCGCCAAACTAAGCGAAACAGAATACTTTGTTACTGTAGACGCAGATAACATTGTAGATCCCAAGTTTTTAGAAGTAGAAATTGATCTGGATGAATTGGGTCTGACTAAGGAAAATGTTTTCAGTTGGTGCGGCAAGATTCATGTCAATGGACTCATGTATGGTAACGGTGGCCTTAAACTATGGACACGTAAGTTTGTTAACGAAATGCGCACTCACGAAAATGCTGTAGTAGATGATGTAAAGGGTAGAGTAGAATTTTGTTTTGATGATCGTTACTATCAATTCAATGACAATTATTCAGAGAGCTATACCAATGCAACACCATTTCAAGCATGGCGGGCAGGATTCCGTGAAGGTGTTAAGATGAGTCTTAATCAGGGAATAAAAACAAATGATGTAAAAAAAGTGTGGTGGCAAAATTATCATAGGCTACTTGTTTGGTGCACAGTTGGAGCAGATGTTGAACATGGTGTTTGGTCAATATTGGGAGCAAGAGAAGGGTGTTACATGACCATGTTTACAGATTGGGATTATGCCAATGTTAGAGATTTTGAATGGTTGACAAATCATTGGGAAACTACTCATGAGCAAGCAGAGCCAGAAAAAATTACAGAATATATAAATTTTCTAGGCAAGTATCTTATGAAACATAGTGAGTTAGAAATTGCCAACCTAGATCCAGCCGGTAGTAAGTTCTTCAAGACAGTGTATCAAAACACTCCTAGGATTTTAAGAAGAAGATAATGTACGACATAGTATTCATATCTTATAACGAACCTGATGCAGAAGAAAATTTTGCCAGTCTAAAGGCACGATTTCCTAGAGTCAAACGTGTCAGCGGAGTTAAGGGAATTCATCAAGCACACATAGCTGCCGCCAAGAAATGCTTTACTCGTATGTTTTGGGTAGTGGATGGCGATGCTGTTATTCTAAATGATTTTAATTTTGATTATAAAGTACCCGATGACGAGTTAGATGTAGTTCATGTTTGGCGCAGTATAAATCCTATTAATAGTTTGAGTTATGGATACGGTGGTGCAAAACTTCTACCAAAACAATTAACCATCAATATGGATACAACTACTACTGACATGACCATGAGCATTAGCAGTAAGTTTAAAGCAATGCCAGAGATCAGTAATATCACAGCATTTAATACAGATGCATACAGTACCTGGCGTAGCGCCTTTAGAGAGTGTTGTAAACTAGCAGTAATTAACAATGAAGAATCGTTAGCTAGATTAGACGTATGGTGCCAACTAAATGACTCTGCTCCTTATGGATTTTATGCCTATTCAGGCGCACTTGTGGGGCAAGCATACGGTGAAAAAAATGCCTCCGATAAAGAGGCATTATCTAAGATAAATGATTTTACTTGGCTAGAAGCTCTGTGGCTAGCGGAAAAATCTCAGCTATCACTTTAGCACAAGCAATGGCAACTTCTTGATGCTCTTTCTGTGTACCATTAGCACTACGCAATTCAATAAAGTGAATCCAACTACGCAGTGTTCCGTTCATATATAACCGACTTTCAATAAGCCCTTCTGGTAAGACAGCACGAGCTTGTTCCTTTGCTATACCATTAGCGATAGCCCACTCGTACTCTCTTTGTGCGGCATATATAACTCTTTTTTGAGCACGTTCCCATTCGTTCTGTAGCAGTTGATCTTCGACTGGGATACTGTTTTGTCTATTGGCAGTGTCTTGGAGTCGTGCTTCTCGCAATACAAACGACAGGTCTTTAGTAGGATCAGCATATCGCTGACTGAATTCTTGAAAGCTGAAGCTACGATGTCTGAGGATCTGTCGTGCAATATCTCTGGTGGTGGTAATTTCGATACAGGCGGAGACCATTTCGAGTGGGCTCCAGTGTTGGTGTTTGACCAAGTATCTGATGAGTTTGTCGGATGTTTCTGTGTTAAGTTGATTGCTTGGATTGGACACACGGGCGCAATACGCAATGAGTTCCTGTGCATCTTCAATGCCAATATCTGCGAATTCCTGTGTGGGTTGGGAGTAACTGAGTAATCGAACATGCATTATTTATAACTTCTTTTTCTTTAAAAATTTTTGAGTTAGTTTTTCCATATCCTTACGAATACGATCTGTATCTAACTTGAAGTCAACATTATGTATATTGTCTTCATAGTTTTGACACACTTCGGCTAGATTTTTTTCAAAAGACCCCCATCCCTCACGGCGTGTCTTAGCTGTTATTTTTATTTCCCAAGTTTTACCATCTTTAAAATTGACCAAAACGGTATGGAGATACCTAAGAGGCATTACATTCAAATATACCTCACCAAATACTTCTGGCCAATGTGCGATAACATCCTTGGGAAGATTTCGTCTTCCCGATTTTGTCACGCAGTATCTTTAACCGTTTTCTTTACTGTAGGAGCAAGTTCTTCAGCTTTACGACGCATTGCCGCCGCCTGTTTAGCTAGAGCATCTGCTTGACTACGATAGTGTTTGGCTTCAGCTTCTGGACTATCAAATGTCAACGGAGCACTGGCTGTGACTGTAGGTGCTACTGTAGCTTCTAATACTGGTGCTTTGGTTACATCAGCATCTTTGCTAGGAATATTGGAATCTTTCATAGCTAGATCATCTACTGCTACACCACGTTGTTCAGCAATAATTTGATTCAATTCGGATAGTGCAATAGCAACACCCGGAGTCGGAGTCATCTCAATATTGCTAGTGGGAGCCTTGATCAAACGACCCGATGCGTGTAACGCTGGCAACATAGTCGATCCATCTGGGAACTGTGTGCGAGCCAATGCGTCTGCAAATTCAGTTGCATCCTGACCGGTTCCACTTTCGACCAAATTAATAATGGCGTCATGATAAATGTCAGGTAAATTCTCTGTTGGGATAATCAAGCAACTATACGCATCACCTGGTAATGTACGATACGCCACTATACATTTTTTATTAGTGGCTTTGACACGTGCCACGTGTTTGAGTTCTTTAGCCATATTATGCTCCGGTAGCAGGTGCTGTAGCAGGTGCTGGTTGTTGTGTTCCGTCGGCGGGTTGTTGTTTAGCGACCAGTTCTAAGAATGCTGTCAACTTGTTGTAAGTTTGGCCAACTGCAACCATTTCATTGGGTTTGAATGCGCCACGTGAGCTAGCAATATCAATAATAACTTTCATGGCGTTAAGATCGTTAATAGTTAGATCTGTGCCAGAAGCTGTTGGATCTGCTTGCTGTGGTGTTTGTGCTGTATCAGTCATGGTATCTCCTTAATATAATCTGTACGTATATAATTATCTCTGTGATAAATGTGGACAGGCAATCGTGAAAAAACTTAATTCTTTTTCACTTTCAAAACCTATCTGTGTATTGTATACAATAGTGTTGGTGTTGTCTAAAGCAATTCCTTGCCCTATATAGTACCTATTATTTAAATGATGTCGTATCCATAGATCTATGGATTTGAGCATTGTTGGATTGTATCGATCCAAGTATGTGTACTTGAAATGCGGACAGGCAAATTCAACCCTCCGTAGACCAAAATAGTTTAGAGGATTTGGTTTGCCTGTCTTCAGTGCCATTACACTGATACCTTAGCTTGTTCGTAATAAGCATATTCTCCAAAAGGTGGAACAATCTTATCATTGCCGTGGATGATGAATACTGTGTCGCAGTAATTTTCATCACCCCAACTGCCCCAGGGGTAACCGTCTGTGAACATGATAAACTTCTTAGGCTGAATGTCGTGTTCTTTCATGTAGTCCCAGTTGACATCAAATTCAGTACCACCACCGCCCATTGGTTCGTAGTGATCGAACTCGTCCATGGAGTATCCGTCAAAATCTGCTTCGTTGTATACACTAGTATCAAAGCACCATACTTTAATTTTAAAGTCTTGGTACTCCTGCATAATACCTTTGATCTCACTCAAGAAATCTTTGGCTTGCTCGTCACCGATTGATCCTGACATGTCAATACTTACACAGATGTCAATAGTCTCTTGGAATTGTGTGCCGGGTAATACTGCACCAATGTGCCAACCTTTACGGTTAGGGCGCATAAAAGAATAATCGTTCTTGATAATACTTTGTATTTGTTGACGAAGAATTTCACGCCAATTCATCTTTGGCTCTGTTAATTCTTTGATCATACGTTGTATACTAGCAGGAGTGTTACCAGCGCCTGCGGCCTGTGCGGCCTGAATAGTAGCTTCACGCATTTCGTCACGGATTTCTTTTAATTCTTCTTTAGTATAGCTGGGACGACCGTCCTTGCCTTCTGAACCCCAGTCGATATGTTCATCAAGCAGTTGACCCAATGCTTCAAGTTGTTTCTTATCCATTTCATCAAAAATACGATCATACACTTCTTCTGCACCCATACCGTAGTATTTGGCATCGTGAAAGATTTTGATATCTGGAATTTGATGATCACCAATATGATCTCGGACCAATTGTCCATTTACACAGTAGTCAGCGGCAATGTTAAAAATCTGGGGATCACGGCCTTCGCGACGCCCCATGTGATCAAACACATTGTGTAGGATTTCATGTGCAATTACAAACTCTACTTGTTTGACAGTAAGTTTTTCGAAAAACTCACGACAGAAGAAGATATGGCGTCCGTCAGTTGCGGCAGTAGGTAACCATTTTTCTGCTTCTTGTATTTTTAGGCGTGTAGCCATATTGCCAAAAAACGGATGTTTCAAAAGCAAACTAACACGAGCTACAATAATTTTGTCTATGACCGGATCTGTATGCGACATTTCTGCTCCTAATTTTTTACTATAAGTATATTATAACACCTCCCGAAGGAGGTGTCAACCAATCTTATTTCTCTGTGGCTTGTGCAATATACTTACCAAACTTTTGGTGGAAAGCGTCAAAACATTTAATTTCATCCGGATCTAATGGCAACTTATAAGTGCTTAGTGCCAATTTAGTGCCCATAATAACCAACTCAGTTTCGAAATTGTTCATCAAGAATTCGAAAAAGTTGTTAGTCATGTCGTTCCAATTTTTGGCTTTCTTGTCACATGCGTCTTTGAGCTCGTAGCACAATGATACAGTCAATGAATACATTGCTGAAATTTCTTTCGAGTCCATTTTCTTAACCTTGCCTGACAAGATATCTTGCGGGTTAGGCATTTTGCTGGCATGTTTGCGGTGTGCCATAAACTTCACAGCCAGACCTTCACCTACAGAACCTGACACTAAATCGGTTAGTGTGTCATTGTCGCAGTCGTCATCTGTAAGCAATTCGCTAACGAACGACCAAGAGCGTGGAGTAGCAAATGAGCGTGAGCTAGATTTTGGATCAAAATCATACAAGTCTTTCTTGCTAAAGGTCAAGTATCCAATAACATCTGGATGGATATTGTTGTCTACGGCCCAGTCAAAGTAGTCATCCCAATCTACAGCCATTTCCAAGTGAACAAAACGGTTTGCCAACGGACTTGGCATACGATATGATACACCTTTGTCTGTTTCACGGTTGCCTGCGGCAACCATCACTACATTGTCTGGCAGTTCATAAGTACCGCATTTACGATTAAGAACCAGTTGATAAGCCGCGGCTTGTACGCTGGGAGCGGCGCTGTTCAATTCATCCATGAACAAGATGATAGTTTTGTGATTTTTAGCAAACTCTTTGCTAGGCAATTCTGAAGGAGGAGCCCATTTCATTGTGCCATCGATTGAGTCAAAGTATGGAATACCTTTGATGTCTGTTGGTTCCCATAGACTCAAACGGATATCGATAACATGGGCATCAAGTTCTGTACCCAATTGTTTGATAATATCTGACTTGCCAATACCCGGAGGACCCCAGATAAAGATAGGACGTTTTGTATTAAACGCCTTACGAAGACTTTTCTTTGCACCCTTTGGGCCTACTGTACGGGTTACTAGTTCTGATGCCATTTTGTTTCCTATCTTAAGTTGGGATTAAATTTGTTACGCTATGTAAGTATTATAGCACCAACTAGACCTTATGTCAATTAGAATTTAGATCTTTTTCACGCTCTTTCATGGCTTTTATTAGTCCAAATTTTCTAATGTCGTCACTAAACAACATAAGCTCAAAATTCTTGCGCTCTGTGAACACAGTGATTGAAAGGGGAGTTAGATAGTAAGGACAGTCCAAATATCTTTCCAAAAATATAATAGTTTGGGGGCTCAGCTCAATTGGTTCGGTAAATGGCACTTCGTAAGCTCTAAGTTCCAAATCGTTAACCAAAAAGGCATATCCGTCGTCACTTAATCTAAATGCGGTTTGTTTGCCTGCACGATTACTTTGCCACCAGTTGCGTGAGTACAACTTTACATTTACATCGTCTGTTGTTTTGCCCCACTGCTGTAAAAATATCTTAGTGTAGGCATCCTGTGTCATCATTTTAGTATAGTGCCCTGAGTAAGGGTAATCACTTGAAAATCTTCACAGCCAAACATGAGATTTAATTTTTTGGCTAGATTAAGAGCATGCCCTGGATTAGAGAATGAAACTTTTTTGTATTTTGGTCCAGGATAGGAGGTAAGACTATTGAAACTTTTCAAATTGAATGGCTCGTTCTTGTAGAACACAGCCCAAATGGCTTCAGCTTCTAAAATCTGTTCAGATTTGTAAGTTTTTTTATTTGTGTACTCTAACAGTACTTTTGGCTTAGGTCTAGACATAGTGCGTATCCTAGTAATATACGCATATATTTATCTTCTATTCAGTGTATAAACCAGGCTTTAATTCAGTATCCATGTTCCATGAAATAATGGTTTTACGCTTTGTACTGCTGTTAATAGGTGCTCTATGTATAACATAACTTGGGAATGTTAAAATGTCGCCTTCTTTAACATCAAACTCTCCGATAGTAGTTTGATTGTATGGATCTATGAATTGTGTTTTAGGACAATCATACGGAAGTTCTAAGAAGTATACATTAGTCCAGTTGCTTCCGTGTACATGCCAACCGTGTAATGAATTTTGTTCATACTGCTGAAACCAAATTTCTCTAAGTTTAAATTCAGCATACCCTAACATATCGGTTACTTGCTGAAGATGTGCCAATAGTGATGGCTTAATAACTTGCAACCAGGGTCGATTGTAATCCCATCGACTAGTATTCCAGTCGCATCGGGTAATATCAACGGCGTCTTCAGTTTCAACTAATCGATCAAATTCTTTTTGATTGTTAATCTCATTAAGGATTTGATTTTTAAGTTCTAAGTGGTCTTTGAATTCGCCAATAACATATGGGCTATTAAGATTTATTTTCTTCAAAGCCACCGCCATCTATTTCAATTTGCACTTCTTCTTGCTGTACATGACTCTTCAAAGCATTAAACATGCTTTCATAGTCTTGTCGTACCTGTTCCATCAGTTCAACAAGGGCCAAATTCATTAGTCTAGCCTGTTGAATGGGAATCTTTACTTCTTTGCTTTGTGAAAGTTCTGCGGCACGTAAGAGATGTGCAAACTGTGTAATAGGTGTTAAATTAATCTGATTTTGCATTGGCTAGCACCTGTTTCATCTCAAGTTCATCTTTGAAAGGACCACGATAGTCATTTCGTTCCAATGTTATTAGTTTTGGACAGAATGATTTTACCCAACCTTTATTGAATCTAATAGTGTAATAGCCTGCACAATACAAGCTCTTGCTAGCATTGCTCTTGGTAAACAGGGGTAGTTTGTTGCGTACATCATACATGGCATTGAATGGTTTACCGCTGGTTGGAAATCCATGGCATTCATGTACGTCTGGCGCAGTAACTTTGATTTTGGTGCTGGTCAAAAAGAACCCTTCACCAAAATGTTTAGTTATGTCTTGTTTTTTATTAAACATAACTTCACCTGTAGTACTGCTCAGTACAAATTTGTTATTTTCTTTTTTGTGTAATGTTGCGACCTTAGAGCCGTCTTGCTCCACGATCCAAAATTTACCATCCACAATAGGCTTGGCGTGTAATTCGGTCATTTGTTTCTCCTTATATACTCAGCCCCGGAGGCACTTGAGTAATGTATGTATTTATCTCTCATTGTTGTGGATATTTGGCCTGGAATGGCTCTGCATACTGCTGAATGTTGTCTGAAATTTTCTTCATATCCCACGCATTACAGAACTTCAGCAAGCGAATTCCTACCTGATCTACCGCCTTGGGCACAGCATTAGACTGTACAGTTTCACGTATTTTAGCCTTGATCTCATCAGGTTGTGCTGTGAGATCGCATAGTTGTACATTGCGTTGATAGTCTTCCAACACACGATGTTCTAAACCGTTGTGGTCGACCCAACGTTGGAGCATGAGATTGTTCCAATTATATCCGCGAGTCTTACGATCGGAAAATGCCTCTTGGAGACCAACTTTATTCTTTGTGCCTTTCGTTCGTACACCTGGATAAGCCGAAAAGACATTGTCACTTGTGTCACCCCGCATGCATTTCTCGAACAGCATCCATTCTGGATCTTGTGCAGGCTTAGGCTCGCCAGTCTTTTTGTCTTTAACGGGTTTACCTTTAGCATCAAAGATTCCTTCGTGTGTAATATGCAAATCGCCAACACCATTATATTGGCTTACAGTAGGACTTACCAGCTGTGCAAAGTCTCCGTCTGTTGAGATAATAACATGTTTAGCATCTGGGTGTGCTTGGACCCAACCAGCAATTAGATCATCTGCTTCTAGATTAGGATGTTGCATCACAGTAGCATTGGTCTTCTCTGACACGAACTTTTTAAATTCGTCAAATGCTTCCCAGAACAATTTGTCTTCTTCTTGCTGTCGCTCAGTCAGCGCATCTCTTGCTTCTTGTCTATTGGCCTTGTAGGGCTTGTAATGATCTTTACGCCATGATCGACCTTCAAGGCAGAATACCACGTGAGTACCACCAAAGTCTTGCCATGCTTTCTTGATACTGTTAAAGGTAATATGAAAGGCCATACCCAGTTTGATGTCGCTGGAACCTTGCACCACATGTCTAGCACGAAAAAACGTGTTAGCAGTATCAACTATGATGTGTGTCATTCTATTTGTGCCCTACCATTTGGTAATCTACTTACATTAATATAACCACCGATTGTACGACTTGGGTTAGTCTGTCCAGCTTCGGCTAGCATATTGCCTGCCAAATCTCTAAACCAACGATCTACAATCTCTTCTTCTGGATCACCTTCAAATCCGTATCCAGCTTCCCTTAATTGTACTATAAACTCTGGGTTCCAGTCAAGTTCAAAAAAGCCATTCCGTACATTATCCTTGTTGACATGTGTGTCCAGCACAGCAACCCACGGCTCGCCTCGCTGTGTGGCACGTTCTTTCGGACCCATTTTAGCATTTTCTTCTGCTTTCTTTGCTTCAGCGGCTCCGGCCAGTGCCACTTCTTTTTCTTTTAGAATATCATCGATACCTAGCCATTTTCTTAATAATTGTTTCATTTGGTGTCCTTACAATCACAATCTCTACCTTGTCTACAATTCCCAGTACAGGCACTGTTGATATTTTTTGGCCATCTTAGGCATAATGCTATCAATATAGCCCAACCAACTATAAAGCAAAATAGAAAAAACATTTTCATCTCCTTATATGCCCAATCGGCCTATAAACCATTTTTTGGCAAATTTACTATAGCGAACTAGATAAATTTTTTTATTCCATTTTAGTCTTAAACCAATACTGCTCATACTAGACAAAGGATAAAAATTTATGCCGTTATCTAATTTATCACCCTCATGTCTAAAGTATATCATTAGGTTCCCCATTCGTTCTTGAATAACGGCACTTGTAAACGGTCGCTGTAACGCAGTCCGTGTTTCATAGCCGCCACTGCTACTGCACGATTGTTCAATGCGTATACGCTTTCAACTCCGCCAATGGGCATTAGATAACAATGTCCTGTAAAGCCGTTTTCTCGATAGATATCCAATGTTTCAATTGCTTCTTCAATATCGTCTTCGGTAGCAACTACAAATTTGAGATAAGTGTGTCCTATATCTTGATATTGCAACAGTACTTCTGGTTTGATAGCTTCATCTCTACTTTCGCCTGAACAACTTAATTTGGCACTGACACTAAATGTAACTTCACGAACTTTAAAATCTTCAGGAAATTGCCACTTCATTAAGTAGTCTTCAAATTCTTTAGTCAAAGATTGAGTGCCATTTGTTTCAAATGTAATTTCTTGTAAGTCTGCCATGCGAGGATGATCTAATAAATCTGGATAAGCCTTTTGCCAACCCAGCAACGGTTCACCGCCAGTTATAACAAGATGTGCATCTTGCCATTTGTTTTCGGGAAGTATCTCCATTGTGCGTTCTACAATAGCATCAGTAGTCAGCATTGGGCTAAGATTCTTAAAGCGTGGATCCCAACTGGCATAGCTGTCACATCCTGTACTAACAAGCGGTAGTTCTTTGTAGTCATTGAACATGTGTACAACTTCAGCAATATCTTCAACTTCTTTGCTTAGTTCACCTTTGGGCATACCAAAGCCTGCACATTTAAAATTACAACCAAATGTACGCAAGAAAACAGACGGTACACCCATGTAACGTCCTTCACCTTGGATACTATAAAATAATTCTGCTATTTTAATTTTACTCATTCACAATCACCTTGTTCTGCTAATTTTGTTACTTTAGCACGTTCTGCCTTGTTTTGTCTAGTATTACGAAAAGATTCTACATCTTCCACTGCACTTAGTAATGTATTAGCATAATTGAATGCCTGTTGTCGACTCATTATCACAGTGGATTCTGTGTCAATATAGCCTTTGGTCAACAATGTCCAAACAGCATGCCAGCGAGTTTTACTCCACCAGTTGCTTTTTACAGTTGTATAGATAGTAACACTAACTTCGTGATCATCAGCTTCTACCCATACATGATGATCGTGATCCGATGCACCGCAGTTACATGTAACACGATAAACTTTTGAGTCTCCCCAATCGTTTGTTTGCATTATGCCTTCGGCAGGTACTTGTATTTCTAATGATTTCATCTCGGAGCAAACTCCTGTTGCATTTTGATATTGTCAAAAAATTCTTTCTTTGTTCCTGGATCGGTATTAAAAGCACCTTTGAGTACTGTAGTCTGTGTTAGACTAGAGTGCGCCATAATGCCACGATTCTCACAGCATCCGTGTACAGCTTGAATGTACACACCTAGGTCTGTGGCTCCTGTGGCTTTAGCAATTTCTCTTGCGATGTCGTTGCACAGTTCTTCCTGTAAAGTACCACGCCGAGCACACCACTGAGCAATGCGAGTATACTTAGACAAACCAATGAGCTTCTCGGCAGCGATGATTCCAATATATGCAACTCCGCTAACTGGTTGATGATGATGAGAACACATACTGCGGAGTTCACTGCGAACAACGAGCATGCCTTCATAACGGTCTGCCGAATCATTTGGAAATGCTGTTGCGTCTGGTGCTGATTCATATCTTCCTGCCATTATTTCATTAAAGTACATCTTGGCCAAGCGTCGGGCTGTGCCTTTGCTGTTAGGATCGTTTTCACGATCAATTAACAAGCAATCTAACACTTTTTCAAATGCTAGAGTTGTTTCATTAATTAAATCTTCTTTCATTTTATCATCAATATATTCACTGATGTTATCTCCAGCCCAGAACCTTTTACCATTACGTTTCATTACAAAACCTAAATAGTTGTGTGCAGTGCCTTCTTGATATCCGCTATCGCCGTACATGGCGTCAAGTGCTGTTTCGTTGTATGTTCTTGATTCTGTCAATTTTATTCTCCGAGTTAGTGACGTGGATGTCTTAGTACTACTATATAGGTTTATTTAGGTTTTTGCAAATATTTTGTGTTCAAATTTTTTCTGATATCAGTACTTTGCATAAAGTAGCATCTATCTCTGACTTGAAGTAAAAATCCATTTTGTCATGACTGGGGTGACTGGTGTATCTATTTCCAGGTAATCCAAAGACGTCTAATACATCTGCGCAGGTATCGTTCCACCAGTATTCTTTCTGTCCACGCCATGGGATACTTACAACATGTGTGTATCCTGCATCACGTGCAGGAATACGACTGTCCCAATTGCGATGTTTTTTACTGCCCTTCATGCTTCTTGGCCTCTGCAATTTCGTACTGCAGATATTCAATGTAGGACATCAATGCTTCGCGCCCTCTTTCAGTAGGCATTTTTAAAGTGTCTTCAGTAGCTTGTTTGAGTTTATCTTCAAGCTCTTGTACAGATAAACTTTTCATTTTCTAGTTCCAAGTTTAATAATACTGCTACCGCCAAACAAGATATTAAAAGCCAACCAAGTTTGCCAAGTCAACTGTATATTTAGGTACTGCGGAAACAAAGTGTTCAACGCCCAAATACCTATGATAGGTCCAAAAGCAACGGCAACTACAATTAATGCAATACCAAAGCCAAGTTTAATTAGTGATCCAGTTAATGATGTCATTTCCAAAATTCCTCCCAAGGATAAACGAGCCAGCAATCTTCTTCTGCTTTATTGACTTCCCAATAGGTATAATCAACATCCTGGTTGCTAGATAGATTGTTGGTCAATGTAGCAAACCGAACATTTTGTCCCCAGATATTGTTCCATTTGGGATCATCGGGAAGCGCACTGGATTGCCAATCGTGCTTGATCCATTCAATTGTGCTGCCTTGGTCATTGATATCGTCAACAACCAAAATGTTTACACCATTGAATGCATCTTCTGCCATTCCACAATCACTTACACAAATGCCGCCGTCTCTCAGGCTGACCATAAGTGTGGCCATGGGAATATCTAAATATTGACTGATCAAGTTAGCGGGTACTAGCCCACCTCGATTAAGACCAACTATGTATTTTGGTAACCAATTATCTTGAACCATTTGACGAGAAAGGTCTAAACAACCACCTTCTACTTGTTGCCAAGTGTAGTATATTTTCTTCATTGCAGTATCGCTGGTGTAAATTTTTTAACTTGTGTTCTACTAGCTGAAATATTGTCAACCATTGCATTGTAGTCAATTTCGTCTAGCCCTGATTTGTATATGCTTAAAGAAATAGCCATCATAACAGCGGCAACTTCCATAGCACCGTATTTCTCAACCATACCGTCGGCAATACCCAAATATAAATCGTATAATTCTTGTAAATTATCGCTCATGCTGTCAATGCCTGTGCAAGAGTTGCCATTTCTTCTTTGGTCATAAAGAAATTGTATACAGCAGTATCTGTGATTTTGCCGTCTTTCAAACATTGCTGTTCCATATCAACACTGAACAAGCCTTTAGGCATGAGTACTTCATGTTTTTTCAACACAAGGCGGAACCCTTCGTGTTCTTTAATAATTGTTTCTGTGTAGGTATCTTTGATCGATTCATGTAGTTTCATTGTCAGTTCCTTTAATTGCATGCCACATTCTGTATTTGGCAAGTTCGTTTATATAATCGTAGTACATTTTTTGTAGCTTGGGATGCTTCTTTTCAAGTATAACATCTCGTTCTGGAATTTGCAATACCTTTTCGATTGTGTTTAACCGTTCTTCTAAATTTCGTCCGTTAATTACTAGATCACCTTTGACGTCAAGTGTAGGCTGACTTTTGCCTGCATTAACAGTCAACACTTGGTCGTAGTTGTTGAGTGTCGCCCAATTGACAGTACCGGTTCCTGTAGTTGTGTAAACTTGTCCGCTCAACTGCGGAGGTACGGCTCCGTATCCAGATAAAGTAGTGGCAACGGTATTAACCGTTTTGTTTACGGGAAGCGAGATAGTTGTCATTGTGTATCCATTTATTATCGACAAGGAATCCCCATTGTCGTTTGTGTGGGCCCGGCATAAACAATGTCCATGCTGTAACGCCTGGTTTTAATTCTACTCGATGATAGCTGTTGGGCCTGCATATACGGAAATGCCCAGGACCACGCCATTTACGAATTTCACAACTTTTAGTTCCATCTGGATTGAATTGGGGGATCCATTCATAATAACCGCCAGCTAAAATAAATGTAGCATATGACCATGGGTGATCATGCACATCGTCTGGATCGCCTTTTAGAAACTTGTGAATGTAGATATTGAATCCAGTGTGGTATCTGGTATTGAATAATGGATAGTAACGTTCCAAGTATGGCTCGTTATCCACACGATCCATGATCACACGTTTACGGCCTTTGCTATCAAGCCAATTAAGGAAGCGGTCTCTGATCTTCTGGAGTATCATAATGGTCTTTTACTAGTTTATATGTTGTCTTAAATTTATCAAATGCTATTTTTAATGCTGGGTATTCTTTACACATTGTCTGGATTCTATTCCAGTCGGGAAAACAGCCATCCCATTCTTCAGGTGCACTCCAACTGAATCCACTACCGGCACCACCAATAGTGAATCCTGTACTAGAACTGCTAGTACCGCCACTACTGATAGTTATTGTACCACTGTTGGACCCACCCATACCTGCACCTGTAGTATAATAGTAGCTGTCACTGGTACTATTACTAATGGTGATAGTATCAGTTGATGTGATCGAGTAATTTGTTAGCACTGAAGAAGTTGTCATGCAGATCCCTTGTCTGTTTACGTATGGCAGGTATCCTTGTAGAATAATTGTCCATATGTTCTATAATCTTACGGCACAAATCTGGGCGATACACAGTGTATGTATCATAATCATTTGTCCATACGCTGGGATATTTGAATGTGTCGTAATACATTTCACTGTAACTAAGTCTATCTGGAACCATTGGTATAGCATCTACTACTGCACCTTCGTAACAACTGATGCCCAGCGTTTCTTGCAGATTGGCACTGAATACCATTTTTGCTTCGCCTAACAAGTTGTGATATTCATTTTTTGTTAACTGTTGATCCTGACACACTACAAATTCATACTGAGGCAAATGATGTGCTAAGTCTCTAAAAATCTCAACTTGTTTTTCTGGGGCAATACGATGTGGAAAAAGAATAAGGTCACGTTTGGGCATATTCTTGTACATGGTCAAGGTATCGTCCATATACTCCATGGGCCAACCTGTGCGTACAAATTTATCACTAAATGTGCCAGCACGTAGTTCTGCTAGATCGTCCTCAAACCAAGGATTCTCTGTTGGATAATCATTTAATAGATTGGTAAAGAATAATTCAATGTGAAACTGTGTAGCAAAGTAATTATAATCAAATGCGTAGAAGAAACTCTTCTCTGCATGACGTACCCAGGGTTTAGCACCAACCAGTCGACCCAAGAAGTCTTGAGGATCATAACTACCAGCATGCCATAGGCCATGCGTAGTTACTGGTATATTCAGCAACTCACTCATGTACTTTAAGTTTATGATGCCAGGGTGCCAAGCATCAGTAAAGATGAAGTGATCATTAGGATTAATTGATCCGGAGCAAAATAAGCGGCCAATCTTCTCAACTTGACTAGCCTTGTAAATATTGGTGCCGCCAAAATTAAGAAAAGCACCAGGAGTAGTGGCTTTAGGAATATCCTCAGGGCCAGAGATAATTTGAACATTGTGTCCTGCCTTGCGTAAGAGATTAGGTACATGGCGTTTCCATTCGCCAGTGTACCGTGTGTCAACAGCTTCTAGATCAACTAGGAATACGGTCATTGCTATTGTACCGTGGATTCTTACCGAGGTAAGGTTTACGTTCGCCTGTGAACGGCTTTTTAGGACGACGACTCTTGTCGAAGTTGCGCCACTGCCAGCTTTCTCTATTGTAGAGATGACCTTCGTTAAACTCACAAAGTTCTGAACGGCACCAGTTATGGAATGCCTCTAGATCTTCGAACAGTTTTACAATGTCCGGACGAGTTGAAAAGTAACTGACTTCTTTGTAATTCTTAGCCATAATAGCCTCTATTTTAATATTTGATAAATGAACCATTTTCTCCATCTTCGGAGACCTCAATCCAAACCTCACGGCCTGGATACTTTGCTGAGATAGCGTCAAACAAATCGCCTGACATCATCTCACAACTTTTGTAGTCTAACGCCAGTATACTATCTTTATAAAGATTTAGCAACCATCGTTTGAACTGAATAAACTCAATATCACGATCGTCATGTGTAACACTTATCCATACTTTGAAATGGAATATATGACGATGCGGAGAAGCCAAAAACGACACATCATATTCATCCCCTGTTGCTAGGGTAGGATCGGTAGCTGCCGCTGGATATGCATGGATTCCTTCTTTGCTAAATGTGACCCAAATCATTTTGTTAGGTCTAATGTCTTGTCGTATTGTAATCATTGTGCAGGTTCCCATAGTGAGCCAGGTAGTTCAATTTCGTAAGAATATCTGTTTAGATGATGTTTACTTTGTATTGTAACATGAGCATGACAGTTTTTGCAAAGTATTTCTTTATTGGCTGGATCATTGTTATGACGATTTCCGTCTATATGATTTATGTCCAACTGTTCAGGATACATGATGGTTGCTGTACACTTGAATCCGTGATGTGCATCTACGTTTGAACACCCTTGTTTTAATTTCCAATTATCCACTTCTGATTTCCTTTCATTTCTATGAGACTCACAACAGTTTTTCCATTTGATATTTGCAGACCCATCTTTTCCTTTATCTAAGTTATGATAACTTACTTTTGATGCACAGTCTGGTGCCGAGCATACTGGTGCATAGTTGTTGTATGGAGACCGTTTTCTCATTTTATAATCTCGTCTTTTGTATATTCATCCCAATTGGTAAAATACTTGCGTTGTGTGACGGCACCAATTGGTACACACCACACCCCTGGATTAGTTGCATCAAAGTCTTTGTCATCGATCTTGATTGTAGCATTATATCCTAGCTGATTTAGATAAGGCAATTTTACACTAATTTGTGGAATAAATCTACGATGTTCGGTTAAACCACTTTCTAAAAGACCTTCATGTTCACGTATATCAAAGTCCAAGGTACACCAATATCCAGCTTCTAAACAGTCCTGGATCATGTATTCCCATGGGCGCCAAGTGTCTACATCATTCACGCCATTAGTTTTGAAACTTTGATTAGCACCAAAATAGATATGTTTGATACGTTTGCTCTCGTCTAACAGTGCTTGGGTATCGTTAACAATATGTAACACAGTCTTAGGATCATGTACACCTACTACAAACAGAGTTTTCATTCCGTATGCAGGAGTGCGTTCAATTTCAGTACCAACAAAGAATGTTACATCTTCGCTAGTACCACTAGTATATTCACGTTTCATTTGTAAATTTTTTCCCTTCTTCCCAGTATTTGATCATACGTTGTACATCTTCCATGCGTTCTGTTACAACCTCTGGAGCGGCACGTTCCAATTCTTTCATGTTGTGATAACTGGGATAGTGACGTAAACACCAACGTGCTCGTTCACGGATTTCTTTAGGCAGACGCGGGGTTTTTTGAGGATTCATTAGATCCTGTAAAAACTCTTCTGTTTTTTGTATGCTTCGAAATCTTTCATCTGGTAATGTCATTTAAACCTCAAATAGTGATTCGTTTAAGATTGGTTTTGTAGGTTCTTTGACAACTTTTTCCATAGTCAAGTCTCCTTCAAATTCGATATGCACATTGGCCATGGTGGTTGCATTAGTGATACGATCACCAGTATTGCCTCTAGTACCGATAATACGATCAAAATAGCCTTCGTAGTGTTCTACTACATCCATTGCATCTTTTCTATTATCCATGCTAAAGATCAAATCAACAATGTCTTTGAACTTGTTGGGTAATGGACTATAGTCCATAGTTCTACCTTCTGCTGTGGTAGCACTCATCATTGCTGGAATACAACCTAGGTCGCTTTGACGATTGGCTTCTTGTACAGCATTAATATGCATCCAAACATTATGCCCCATCATGATAGCATAAGTGAAGCTATCCCAACTGGTACGTCCTTCTTTACCAACTTTGTTTACATCGCCTGGTGCGTAGATACAAATTTCCTTCATTTGTATTTGATCCATGATAGGACTATATTCAAACTTGTCAAATATGCCATCTTGTACCACTGCATCTTTGAACAGTCTAGTATCCGACGAATACTTTTTATCATCAGCTGATGCTTGCATACGATACACCCATTTGTCTGCTGGCGGCGTTTCTGTAGCCATATAAATCTGTCCATTGGCAGTTGCTAAGAATGGACTAGCACAGTCGAAACTGATAGTAAAGTCTGGATTATGATACTTGCGTACAGCACGTTGGATATCTGTTAGTAGCACTGCCCATTCTAATTTACTGGTACCTAAAAAGTGCATCCAATCTTGGTGTCCTTGTTCCAACAATCCATCAAAGCGCAGTGCTACTAATCGTTTGAGAATCAAGTGAACATCACACATGTTTTGTCCACCCATACCCCAACCGTTGAATGGCTTGTCGTATTTGGTTGGATCGCAAAAGTCTTTCATTTGCTGATACCAATCTTCTGCTTGTGTGTGACTCTCACCTTGTAGCACGTTCAAAAACTTACATGCACCTGTACGATTTTTAATAAAGTATTCATTATTGTACTTGGTAGCATCTGCGGCCTGCTGATATGTTTCTATGCCTGTGGCCTTGCGTCCTTCTGGACTGCGTTCTACCCAAGCTGGAATATCAAGAACCATTCCGTATTCCATGTAAGCATCCATCCATGCCAGCACTTGTTCACGTTTTTTCTGTGCGGCATCGAGTCTGGCTTGATACAGTTTAGGATGATCTACTTTGGTAAATTTAGGATTACCATTTTTATCAGTCTTTGGATGGCCTGTAGGATGTAATTGCGGAACCAGTTCAACACCTAAGGCATTAACTTCGGCCCACTTAGCGGCAACTTCGGGTCCAGTAGGGTCTCGCCATTCGCCTTCCCACACACCTTTACCAATCTGGAATCCGCCTGAATCTCCAACTACCCAACTAGTGGAGCGATCTCGATTACGGAACATATCTTCACTGTCGTCCTTCTTAGTCATGTCTAAGTTAGCATGACCTGCTGAGTACAAGCAATGATCATAGTAGAATATCGCATTGGGATTGAGATAGTTCATAGCTTCAATTCCTAACGGTCCAAAACTTGCCGGAATACGAGCTGGATCTACATACGGTCCAAAACGTTGTTTGCCTATGAACGTACTATAAAACCCAGACGTAGCTGGCAAAAAGTACGCATAGTCCGATTGAGTTGCTGTTAAATTTTTATTCATCTTTTGTCTTTACCCACATTTCGTAGTATGGATCATATCTCCACCCTTCTGGCGGTTCACACGGATCATAGTTTTGTGGATGTGTAAATGGCGTTTTCGCAGGTGAGTGTCGTTTTTTATATCCTGTTCGAATATAGTCACGCACTAACTCGTCTGCGTATTGATCCGCCCAAGTGCTTTCCTGTATAATCATTTGATCCAGTGCTGTGCTAGAACCATTAAGCTCAACCATGCCCACATGGTATTAAATCCTACCAGCGTGGGCAATGCTTTTTTACGGCTTGCCCAAATAAGTGTTACGCTGGTTAGCAGTGTTAGGTAATACAATTCCCATATTTGAATACCAAAGATTAAACCTGGGATAATGATGATGGCTTTGGCCAACCAACTGACAAATTCTACAGTATTATATCCTGTCCAGTATTCTCGTGTAAACCACATACCGTAACATTCTCTCATATTGCGCCATCCAGTATGCGTATAGCAAATAGCCATCAATACTAACCATACACCTACTGCTAAAAAAATTTGATCTTGTGTCATTCTATTTTACCCCATTTAATTTTAAGCCAGATTCTTTCATGTATATAATAATCTATACTTAGGAGAATATGTAGCACAGTGGCAAATCCTGTAGCACTTCCTAAGTCTCCTGTGAACAAGTATGTCCACAGGATTGTGAATACCCATGCTGTTAAGCGATAGGTAATCATTCTCACAACTGTTCGTTTACGTGTTTCCATTATTTGCTTTGCGCTGGCAGGATATATTCGTATACAGCAACTCCACTGTCAATAGTGATAGCCAATGCACCTGCATCTGCAATCTTCATAGTGATATCGCCTGACAGTGCCAAAATTGCTTGCACAGCATTAACTGGCCATGACCATGTTTGCTTTAGCTTGCCTGTAATCCCACTTTGGAAAGTAAATGATCCTGCGTGTGTGCTGGCGTCGCCGAAACTAAACACTAGATTGCTACCATTCGTGGACACTTGGAACACCTGTTCTTCAGTATGTGCCGCCGCCTGATACTTCAAGCGTTGGATACTTGATACAGTAGGCTCAAATTCAACTTCCCAACTTGTTCCTTTGAACTTGACAGTCTTGAGTTTTTCATTGATCACATCTTGATTCATAAAACGATAGTCGTTTTCAAAGTCACCAGTTGCATTTTGAAAATGCAAACCTGTTGGAATATCTTCACCATTGCGTTGTTGTTTTACAACCTTGATGCCGGCACCTTCTTTGTATTCTGGACATTTCAAATGCAAGTCTAGCTTGTTCAAATTAGGCATACCAAATGTGCCTTCAAGTCCGTCGATTGGATTGTGTGATTTGGCATTAAGGATAACTGAACGGTCTTCAGCAAGCGATTCTATAGTGGTTGCTTTTGAGCTGGATGTTACCTTGACCAAAGGTAAGAAGCCCAAACTGTGTGTATGTGCTACTAGGTCTTGTAAAAAGTCTTTCATATGATTCTCCGTGTTTAATGATTATATAGGGTTTGTGTGACTATGTCAATGTTTTTCTTATCTTCTTGTTGTATTTTATTGCCGATTCTACCAGGGTATTTGATACAGATAGCTTATCGGCGTACTGTATAAATGCGTTTATGTCTTTGGGAAAGCAAGCACCCCCAAATCCTCGAGCTCCGTCTGGTCCCGGAACTTGCATATGACTACGTCCAATTCGATCGTCTAATTGTAGTAGACCAACAACAGTGGCATAATCTATATTGTCTGCTTGACACATATCATATAGTTGATTAAAAAATGTAACTTTGATACTGAGAAACGCATTAATGGTATATTTCATCATGGCCGCTTCACCCAATGTGCAATAGAACGCTGTTTTCAACTTTGGCAGAGACTGTCTGAATAGGCTGTGCCAAAATCCATTAGGATCATCACCGCCTAGAATAATATCTTGTTGATTAGCAAAGTCTTGATCGGCAGTGGCCGCACGTAGAAATTCTGGACTGTAACATATTTTATGATTGGGGTAGTCTTTGACCAGTTTATTTAGGTAATCCGGCCTCACAGTGGATTTAATCAGTACAGGTATATGACTGGGTGTTTGATCCATTACATCATAAATTTGGCTAGTATCACAATCACCCAGTACTGTACTGGGTGTGCTGACACAAATTATAACGCCATCGGCATCTGGATAATCTTTTACTGTTTGCGTACTTATTTTTGGATCAACAACATATACTGTGTTTGTTTTATCTATAGCAGTAGCAACTGCTTTGCCCACAAATCCATAACCTGCAATTATAATTTTCATATTAGAACTCAAATAATGAATTAAAAGTATTCTTTTCTTCTGTACTGGCAACATCCCATTTGAGAACACCAATCAAGTTATCTAGTTTATTATCAATAATGGTCTGTTCCATTTCTGCATGATCAAACGGCAAGTCTTTGAACCATTGTGGCAGTCGTAGTTCATCTACAGGATATGCAACTGATGTAAAGCCCAGGGGGTTGGGTTTGAGTTTACACACAATAACCTTGGCACCGTCGGTAATGGCCATTGAATACTTGTCATCATACATGCGCTTGAGTGTGTTCCAGTTGATACTGGCACGAACATGTCCAGGCATGTTGGCTTTGCCCTGTTTCTTTTCCTTGGCCTGATACTCTGTGATGTTGTTGGCACGTTTAGGACTACCTTTTTCCCAACCTGGTCGAGCTTTGAATTTGATACGGAATTCGCTGATATGGTCAAGCACTTCCTGTTCAGGCTTGCCCATCAATACCATTTCAAGAACATCGCTTAAAAAGTTTTGAATAAATTCCGGAGTGTCACTGCGCTTCAAATCCAAGCCCATGGCTTTGATCTTGCCAGGCTTGCCATCTATATCCTGACGTTTACCTTCTTTGTCATATGACAGCACTGCATAACGCTTCTTGGTAATAAACAAGCCTTTGAGAGCAACAATCTCGCGACCAGCTTTGATAACATCACCACGCGATTTAGGCACATGAAATGCGTCCAGCATAAACTGCGGGAATGTTTGATTGACTTCGTCACCTATTTGATCATACAGTTGGATCACAGTTTCTTTTGTCCAAGGAATCAGTCCAGCTTCGATGTCTTTTTGTAGTGTTTTGTAAGCTGAGAAGTAACAGGAGTCAGTGTCACCATAGATAACTGCCTTACCTATGTGATTGTATTCGCCTGTTACAATTTCATTTACTTTACTCGCCATATGTTTTGCGATTTGGCGCCCGACCAGCGTTGTTGATTGTCCGATTCGTTTATCAAAGAATCTGCAACCGCTGTTAAGAATAGCACCGTACAGGCTATTAAGATTAATTTTCTTAACAAGCTGTCGCTTATCCCAGTATTCTTCTTCGACTTTGTTTCCTGCATTGATAGACTCCTTTAGTTTGGCCTGCATCTCTTTACGTTCTGCGTACCAGCGTTTAAGTAGCCCCGGAATGATACCTTCATTTTCGTGGCTGAAGATAGTGCCATTACTTGAAAGCATCCAGGGCTGATTGCTTTCAAATATCAATCTATATACTTCTGCGGCACTGACCACATCGACATCACCGTTTTCCCAATCAATAGTGATGTCAGTGCCAATTTCTTGATTCATCACTGATTCGTATTCATGTGTGCCGAACTTGCCTTCCCACGCGGCCGCAAAACTCTTGTTCTGCGCCATCTTGAGTTCAATGTATTCGTCAGTGCGTGTTTGACGTAGCTGTCCAATAATGGTTTCTGGACCCATGTTGAGTGCTCTAATGGCGCTGGGATAAAGACTGTTGATGTCTAGTGAGCCGATCCAATCTTGCAATCCTTCTTTGGGATGTGCCACATAAGCACCAGCTGCCGCTGTGTTCTCATCTCTATCGTCTTTCTTGATACGATTGGGAACAACAAATCCTCTGCGGTGAGCTTCATTGATAATGGCCTGCTCGGTCACAGCCACAGCACCCATTGTGGTTTGTAGCAACACAGTATTTTCATGTGCCAATGTATTGGCTAGATCCATGAACTTGAGTTTCTTATCTAATTTTTCAAGAAGCATACAGTCGTTGATGTTGTATTCAACGAACGTTTTAAAATCGTTGTTGTACAGTTGATCCAGTGTGCCTTCGTACTGTGTTTTGCGCTCACCCAGTTCATATTCTGCGATAGCATCTAGCCTGTAGGTGTGACGTTCTTCATAGGTGTACTTGCGATACAGTTCAAGGTAGTCTAGATGTACACGACCAATGTAGTCATAGGTCACACTGTCACGACCGTATTTTTCATATTCTCTGCGTTTGGGAAATTGATCGAATAAACAAAACCTACGTGTGTCTTCTTTGCTCAGTGCTTTGACTACACGGTTAGTGGTATAGGGAATATCAAAGCCTTCCGAGTTCCAGCCACTGATAACATCTGCATCTTTGATCAGATCCAAAAACATGTCTAGCAAGTCAGCTTCTTTTTCAAACAGGTACGTGTTGGGAAAGTCTTTGACCATCTCCTTGGCATCTTCCATCTTGAGACCCTTGGGCGGAATAGCTAGACAAACCATAGTTTCCATCCATTGTAGGTAAACCGCAATGGCAGTAATGGGCATAAATGCATCATCTGGCGATGCATAGCCACGCTCGGGATCAAAGTCTACCTCAATATCGAAAAATGCCACATTGAGTTTGGGAGGATCTGCGTTGAGATAATTTTCTGACAGGGTAACAAATATGGGATTGATGTCTGCTTCATACAGAGTCTTGCCACTGTTGATGGCTTGTTCTTTACGAAGTTCTTTGGTATTTTTACAAACGATCCGTTGTACAGGATCTCCGTATATGGAGGTGTGTTTGCCTCTAGGATCTTTTACATAGAAAGTGTGACGAACAGGAATATCACGGAACTCCCTTTCACCTTTCTTGTTGCGTTCAACGATCTTGATGATGTCGTTGTCGCGGTCAAACCATGCGTCTACGTAAGACATATACTTTCTTCTCCATGCAATTTACGGCTTGCAAACACCATCTTTGCTGTTTATGGCCAGCGGGCCTTACATTTATTTACTCTGCAAATCCAGCAGTGAATTTTTCTGGCAATGTGTTGAATGAAATAGTAATTCTAGTAGCATTGCCGTAATGTCCGTCTGTATAGTGTTGTACATAACTTGGAAAAATCACCATTAACCCCTGCTTTGGTGTTATAGTAAGTCTATCAAAATTATTGACAATTGGAATCTCTATACTTGACAAGCTTCTAGCGTACACTGGGTCTAGGAATTTAGTATCTGCACCTTCACTGATGTAAATTATTCCACTCCACAACGAGTTAGGATGTCTGTGTACTGAATGCCCACCACCACTTCCGGCTAGTGAAATATTTGCCCACATTCTAGAAATTTTAATTTTTCCAAAATTTTGATCATGTATTTCATAATCTTGAATCTCTTGCAAACATAAATTCACCCAATCGACCAAAAACTTCCAACTAGGATCTTTGTGCAATTCTTGATTATATGTTTGATTCAAACTGGGGTAGTTATGACTAATGCCGTTAGGCTCCGAAGCCAGTTTAATGTTAACTGCCTCGGAAATTTCAGGATTAGTGAAAGAATAAAATGATACAGGAAAACAGTTACTAACTTCCATTAGATTTTTTTGGTAATATCTAAAATAGCTTCAATTTCTGCCCAGTCTTCATTGTGACTGGTCCAATCGCCTTTGTGTGCAATCTTGATAGCACGGTTGATAACTGATGGCTTGATTTGTAATTCTTCTGCCACTGCCTTGACTGTTTCTTTTAGGCCTTCTGATAGGTCTTCTACTTCACGAAGTACTGTAGATCCTTCGTTGATCAATCGTTCTAGTTTTGCCTTTTCTTCTGGCCCGTAATTGCGTCCTGACATGAATTATCTCCTATATTGCCTATTATATACTAATTATCTGTACTTGTCAAATTTTAGAGGTGGAAATGGCAGAAATTAATCTGCCATTTGACTTTAACCGCGAGCTATTTTGAGCCAGCGATTTAGTTCTGCATCAGCTGATTCGGCTTGTTGCATGTAATTGCCCGACGGACCACCGTCCATTCTCATACCTGATTTTACGTTGCCCGGTAAACTTACAGTACCACTCATATTGACACCTGCTGGTGCTGGATTAGCATTTTGTTCACTACCTGTTGGTTGAGTACAACCGGCCAACGCCGCGTCCATAACTTCTTGTGCTCGGGCAAGAGCTTGCGCAACTGCCGCATCTTGTACCTCACCGCCCATCGGCCCACCGCCATTTTCTTTGTTCAATGCAGTCATTTCGTCTTTGATCTGTCTAATTAGATCCATTTGTTCTAGACTACACATAGGTTTAGCATCAGGTGCTGGATTAGGATTCACAACTGTGCTGTCTGGTACACAGCTCTTGCCATCTGTGCCTAGTTTGTATCCTGGCGGACATTTGCCATCCGGACCTGGGGGAATTGTTGTTGTAGTTGTAGTTGTTGTGTTATCGTTTTCGTGTCCACCAGCTAGTAGACCACCTATTCCGATTAAACCTAGCAGTCCGAGAAGGCCTGTTGACCATTTTGCTCGACCTTTGTTACGTTCCCACCATGTACCAATGGCTTTCTTGTCACCAGTTTTTACAGCGGCATCTAATTCTTTAGCAACAACTGGACTTACTTCTTTTTCCACTTGAGCAATCACTTTTGGCGCAGCCGTTTTTTCTGCGGCTGTTATTGGGCCAGCACCATTGACATGTATGTTAATTACCGGATTGGCATTTTGTGTTATGTTTCCGCCGTTGACTGAAGAACTGCTGTTATTGCTGACGTTATTTCTTACTGTTGGTTCTTTTGGCGCAGGAATCCTTTTCTCTACTTTAGATATGTTCTTATTCAGCGCCGCCGAAAATGCCGCATCAAACTCTTTCTGGGTCATTTTCATTACATCGGCGGCACCTATGCCTAGCATTTTTTCGATGAATTTGGCACTAGCGTCACTTCCTGGTACACGTGACGCTTCGTCTAATCTACTCAGACGTTTTTTCAGCTCAGACATCTTTTCAGATTCAGTTAATGGAACTTGTTTAGCATTATCGAATGCTTCATTGATCTCCATAATTTTACCCATAAAATCTAGTGTTGCTGGATCCAGCTTGCCGGTTTGCGGTAGCCCTGCTTTGGCCTGACTTTGTTTTATGATGGCTGGATTCATGTTAATAAGTTTATCTACCAATGGCTGTGTAACACCGGTAGTGGCTTTATCGTGAATGGCCTTGGTTATATCTGCAACCACCGCAGTACCAAAGTTGACTCCAGCGTCGATACCTAAACGAGCCATACCTTTTAGTAAACCGCCGCCCCTTACTAATCCGTTAGCGACCAGTCCTCCGGGGATAGGTGCGCCAATGGTTCCTGCAATATCACCTACGTCGTAGGCGTTGACTTTGAATGTTTTGTCAGCACCCAGCTTGTCACCTAACCATGTTTGATATAATGGGTTATTAAATTCAGCGGAGCTTGATTGTGATTTGGCTCTAGCAGTATTGGCCATCTCTTTGCCCAATGCTGTTTTATAATCTTTCTCAATACCCAATCCTGCTTTGGCACCAGCAAGTATGTTGTCGCCATAACCGAATGTCAACCCGTTGCCAAGCCCTCGAGCGCCTGCTCCCACATCAGTGGTAAATTGATTCATGCTGTATTCATCTAGATCAGTTTCGTATCCGAAACTTTCTACCAGTGCGTTACCTAGTCCTAAGCTGAATGACTCTGCCTGTGTTGAGCTGTTGGCATTATTTTGAACATTAGCATTTGCCTGTGTAGCGGATTTTCCAACATTGGGGAACTGTTTGGCAATGTCGGGATATTTTTGCATTGCGCCAATAGTTTCTGGCCCTAGCTTACCATCTGCATGATATTTGGGCAATGCATTGGGATCCTTTTGTAGGATAGCGTTTTGCATCTTTTGTACTTCGGCATCAAATTTCAAGTTGGGTTGTGGCACAGTACCAGTATTAGTACCAGCATTAGGGTCAGCTTGACCAGTTGTACTAGTTGGAGGTGGTTTTACAACATCTGGTTGTTTGACCGGATCTGGTTTGGCTACCTTCAGTTTTGATAACAGCTCACCCAGTTTTGCGATATGCTCTTGATTGAATTCACGATGATCTTCAGCTGTATTGTATTGCGCACTTTGATCACGGATTTGCTTGTCATACGTGTCGCCACTTACGCCACTTATTCTTCCTAGGAAAGATGAACTGTGTGAATTAGGAGGAATAAGTCCTTTTGATTGAAGTTTCATGTCAACGTCTTTGCTAGGAACACTGCCACGACTACCTGAGCTGGTGACAAATTCACCGTCGACCGGATCATACAATCCTGGCAACTGATTCTTAACTGCTAGGTCAGCAATAATTTTTGCTCGAGCATTGGGATCAGTATTTTGCCCAACTGCGGCCTGAACATCTTTTAGACGAAATTCGTCCAACTGCTCAATACTTTCTAATCTTGTCATTAGGTCTCTAATATTCATGTCTTTTTCCTATATCGTACAATGTACTTATTTATTCTAAGTGTTTACTGATTTGAGAGCGACGCTTGGGAGCTACACCCTTGCCGGTTTGCCTAGCTTGCTTTAGCTGTTCTATCCCGTGTGCTATCTGTGCCGCACGTCCGGCCAGTGTTTGCATAACTCCGCCAGTGGTAAATTCCTGCGCGATACGTTGCCATAACAGCAGTTTGCTGGACAAGTCCATGTTCTGCATACTTTTAACGTCATCAGCCAGTCTAATTATGTCATGGTTGGCCATGTTGATCACAGTTTCCAACGGATGTGTATTGGCTTTGCCGTGGCTAACGTCGGGATTATGTACATCTCTATCAGGTTGATCGAACATAGGACTTTCTGTTAATCCATGTTGTTTGTACAAGTGATGCAGTTCGTCATCTGTTGCATGCTCTAGATCGCTGAGATCTATACCTGCTCGTTTGCTTATACGACGCATCATACGATATCGTTTCATTGGCTCCATAGTGCTTGGCGCTTCCTCTAATCCCAGCTGATCACGACCGTCATGATCTAGCACATTGTCCTGTGGACCAGGGCCTGTACTTAATATTTTGGCATGTGATAATTCACGTGTGGTGTATTCGTTGAATGGCATTTCACCCTGCAGAGGTAGACTTTGTTGTGATGTAGGCACTGGTGCTTTGAGAAATCCCCTTAATGATCCGGGATCATGTATGATGTCGTTTTCAATAGCGGTGCGCATTTCGGGAGTACCATGCATGTGATGTGTTATCAGTTTGCCTATTTCGTTTCTCGGGATAGTCAGTTCGTATCCTGTGGGATATTGAACTATTGCTGCCTGCGATCCTTTTGAATAGGATGCTACTAGATCTTTCCACAAGGCAGAACCAGCTTTGATAACTGCTCCTGCAATAGCACTGCGAGCATCTTCAGCTACGGTATCTGCTGTATTAGGCACGCCTTTTTTGATATTGTTGAGATGGTTACTGGTTTTTTCATGCCCGGCCAATAGACTTTGAATGTATGCAGATGCAGGATTATCAGGATGGTGCAGATTAGCTAGATCATTGTTGGGTGAAGATGCTACTCGAGACCTTGTCGGTAATCCTTTGATATTGGGAATAGCATGCTGTCCAGTCATTTGTGCAACAGTTTGTGCAAACGGATTCACAGCTGGCGTCTCGGGCTGACTAGTAGTAGGTGTTGGAACTGTTGCTTTCACAGCACGTGGTGCCGTCGCCGGTTGAGAGCTAGCAGTAGTTTGTGTTACTGCTCTAGGTTGTGCTGTTGCTGTGGTCTTTGGTTTGGCTTTGGGTTGTGCGGCTACTGCGGCTACTGCGGGTGATTGGGTTGATGATTGGGTCGGCTCAGCATGTCGCATCTTTTCAGGCTCAACATCGTGTTTATGTTGTTTAGCTATCTCACCTTTTTCAGTGTCATGGTGTCGCTCTATCTCTTGTGCCGCTACTGCCGCATCTTGCTGTGTAACTTCGCCACTGGCAACCTTGGCATTTAGATCACGGAATCTTTCCTCAGTATTGGCCAGCAGGTCCTGTAGCTGGGTATACATATCCATCTGGCGATCTATAGTTACCTGTTGCTGTTTAGCAGTATCTGCCAGTTCGCTGGCAGCGGCAGCCATTGCTTCTATATCTCCTTCGTCTCCGGGACTCATCTGATGAGCCTGTTGTAGGAAACGATTTGCCTTAACACTTAATTTATTTGTATTGAGTTTGTGTCCGTGTTCTTTATCGTCATGGTCACGTTCTTTGAACTCGCGCATCAGTACACGTTCAGCTATAGTTTGACTATACTGTCTTAATAGCTGTTGTTTGTTGGTTTTTTCTTCTGCAACTTCTTGTTCAACCTCGTGGAAAAACTTACGAATACCGGTATTTGTAAACTTTTTCTTTTCTATTTGGGGAGTTTGCTGATAGTGTTGCATTGCCATTTGTACTGGCAAAGACACTTTGTGAGGATTAGTTGCTTCGTTGAGAATCTCGACATCGTTTTTATCAATCACTGATAGAAACTTGGCCATGCTGTCAGCACCTACTACAGGCTTTGTAGCAACTCCATCCATCGCCTGTAGTATGCGCTTCATGTCCACGGAGGATTACCCCAATAGACGTTGTGTCAATGCACGGATTTGATCAACTTCGCGGTTTTCAACTAGAGCTGGAGTTTCATTACGATTTAAACGAGCCAGTTGTTCTTGCATGCGAGTAAAATCTGTTGACTCTGGAATTGGCTTTCCTGGTTTAACTGGTAGGGTTTTACCGCCTACATTCATTGTGGTGTCGCCATTTTCACGAGCGGCTTTCAACTTACCGGTCAACTCATTGCCGCCTTCGTCGGCCATCTTGTCGCCTTTGGACAACTTGTCTTTCTTTTCAATAGCTTTCTTCTCGGCCATGTAAGCTGTAGTTTCTTTGATATTCTTCCACATAGCGGCAGCGGCAATCTTCTTGCCTTTTTCACCACCGCCTGCACTCTTGGCCACTTTGTCAAAACTCTTACCTGGTTTGCCGATGTCACCACCTGCTTTAGCTTTTTTAACTACTGCTGATTTCTTAGCGGCACTTAGACCTGCACTTGGCTTACCTTCTGCCATTGGTGCTGGCATCATTGATGGACTGCACTCATACATCTGTCCACCTTGGATAGCTGGGTGGCTGTGATAGCATTCACCCATTGCACCGTGACTAATCTTTCCACCACACTTTTGGCACTCATCTTTGTGATGTTTCATCAAATCAATATTGCCTGCTTTATGATGTTTGGAATATTCACTAGCATGATGATGAGCCAGTTCAGCTGGACTCATGTCTTCCTTTAGCTTCTTTTTGGTCAAATCATTTTTGCCCTTGCCATCTGCCGCAAATGCTGGCACACTTTTGCCATTGACTTTCTTCATTGGCATGCTGCCTTCTGGGATCAATTCATCATCACTGCTTTTGTTCATGCGTTTGATGGCGGCTTGCGTGGCCTTCATCTTGGTATGGTATGCTTCTGCTTTGGCAACTGCCGATGGGTGCGCACGATCTCTTGCAGGAGCTTTGGCCACATGACCTTCTCCACCGCAATGTGGGCATGGCTCTGACATGCCTTCACCTAGATCTTTGTCTTTGCTGGCACCGTGACCTTTGAAGCTGTCTGAATATTGTTTTTCGTGACGTTTGCTGTCGTCTTTGTTGTTGAGTTTGGTCACTTTGCCGCCTTTGGCAGTTTTATAAGTGTCACCTTCTTTGGCACGATTGTCAAAATCATCTTTGTTATCGTGTTCTTTGCCTTCTTTCATATCGTCACATGTGCATTTCTTAGCTGGTTTATGACAGCCTGAACATGTACTTTCCATCTTCATTTTTTCAGCTTGAGTCTTTTTAAGGTCTTTCATTTTATCTTTGGCTTCACTCAATAGATTGATAAGATGATTTCGTTGGCCTTCACTTAGAGTGTGCATGGTTTCAGCATCGCTTAGATGTTTGCTGTAGTCATTGAATTTCATTTCGTACTCAAGATAGTGATATACTGATGCAATATAGTCAGCTGCCTTGGTTACCTTAGCTTGAACCCATGATTCTAATTGATCATCATCATGAAGCTGTTCGAACAACTTTTTACTGTAGCTCGCTAGTTTGTATAGATCTGCTTTAGCCATTTTACCCTGTTGCTCCTTTTCTTCTGGTGATAATTCTAAATGATGATTTGCAACATCATCTTGACCGCCCATTGCTGGGTCCATATTATCTAAATCTGCCATGTTAAACTCCGTGTTTATCTTTATGTATTTAGCGTCGTTTGATGATCGCTGCCTTCTTACCGGGCTTGCTCTTTATGTTTTCCATAGGTGCGCCAAACAAACTTACTTCGTCTTGATCCAATGCGTTAACGCTTTTTACCGGCTTATTATTGGCATTGTTAGCATAATCTGGGTTGACCACGGTGGCTATGTTGGCACTACTGGTAGCACCCATACTGGCTGATTCATCTATTATTTCTTTGAATCTCATCGCTTTCTTCCTCTAAACCCAGGACCTATTGCTGTTTCGCCGCCCATGAATTTGGGCAAACTGAACCATAGTTTAAACCATTCTTCTGTACCGGGTTGTATGTTTTGTTCACGTTCGATAATCTTTTTTTCTGTACCAGTTATGCTGATGTTACTGCCGCCATAAGGTTTCAAACCTGCATATTCTGTTATGCCTGCCAGTTTCCTAAGACGTGCTAGGTCATCCATTACTTCAAACTCGAGCGTAGCATCCAACTGTGCTTCTTGTGTGCATCTTGTCGATCAGCTAGAAAATTACTCAGTCCGTGATCTCCGTGTGCTTCAGCCATATCAAATGTTATACGGAATATCTCCGCCATTTTTTCGCTGTCTGTTAGCAATTCTTGTAGCATACCCGTCCAGTCTGGCACATGATTTTCATCTTCCACTGCTGTAAGCAGACTAAATCTTTGTAGGCTAGCAGGTGTGTAAACTTGCAGTGCTCGTAGATGCTCGGCAAATGGATCTATAGCACCGTATACTTCTTCATATATGGTCTGAAACAATTCATGCAGTTGGCCAAACAACGGTCCTTCCACATTCCAGTGGAAGTTGTGTGCTTTTAGATAGAAACTAAATTCACTAGCAAATGCTGTTTTCAAACTCAAATGATATTTGTTATCGTCTTCCATTATACACCGTATCTATTCTTTTTCTTTTGGGCCACAATGCTAGTAGTATTTGTTTCTTTTGGCTCTTGGCTACCTTTTTTAGTAATAGCTTTCAATTTAACACCCAGTGCTTTGGCACTGTGATTGATCATATCAGTGTCTACTTCGGTAAATTGCGTTAGAACCATTTCGTTAGAGGCATAGCCTTGATGCTCTGATTGATTGTGCGGACTGCCGGCCATGTGTACACCCAAACGATACATGTCATAGTAGTGACCAGGCCAATCTGGTATTGATACCATACCGGGTATAGCGGCTTCGTGGTGATCGTGTATTTTATTGCGTTTGCCGTTGTGAACATGTCCGGGGTGAGTACCGCTTCCGTCTGTTACACCGCCGTCATCCTCTTTGAGTATTATAAATTCTTTTGCTCGCATTATACACCATACCTATTGCGCTTGGGCTTGTTTACAGGACTAGTTTTATTCGTATCCTTGGGTTCTTGACTCTTGCCGCGTTTATCTAATTCTCCAGCATCACTTGGAATCGTAGCAAGAGCTTGGTACATCATCATCTGCTCTTCATCTGTGTATGGAAAAGCCACATTGTATTTTTCAACAAAACTACTGGCCGGCATATCTACAGCTTTTTTGCTCTTGCCATCGGCCATAGCAGCCGCCATCATAATACGATTTAGATGATATGTGCGATCATACCCGCCCACATCTCGCATCAAAACGCCACCGCCCTGCCCAGCATCAACTGCATGGTCGTGACGGTTATCGGTAGGCTTTGTACTTAATTCTGCTAAAAACTCTTTTGCTCGCATTTTTCTAATCCAGCTGTTGGCTTCTTTTATATTTAGCGGATCTGCAGGCGGCTGTTCTTGTTTGTCGTGTAGTCCCATACCTTGTCTGGTTAGATTCATCAAGTGCTCAATCCATTCTTTACCTAATTTTGCCTCATCAAATCCGTGTTTCCAAATTTGATATTGTTGTTCGGGAGTACCTGATTTCAATGCGTTTCTTAAATTACTAAAACTTATACCAGTTCCCCCTGCAGCCTCGTCACGCTCTGTGATATACGGAGTTACTTTCACATGTTCATAGCCTTGGAATTTATTAACAGCCTTCATCAGGGCCGCAGCCATATTTGTTGCCATTTTAGCGCGATCTTTGCCCACTGCGATAACAATATTATCATAACGCGGGGATTTTCCTGGCAAAGGATTAATTAGTTCATGTTTGATTTTTTGTATTAATGCACCACCCTGTATCACTGTACCTATGTTGTTTGCATATTCTGGATACAGTTTATGCCATGTTTGTACTTTTACTGCTGGGGGAATAGGATCATCTTTGCCTTCAGCATTGCCAATAAACAAATAAGGATCCCCTCCCAATGATTTAGCCAAGGTAACAGTGTGATTCCATAATTGTTCATGCCCTTTATGCCCAACAAAACTGCCAACAGCAACTACCGCAGTTTTGACATTGCCTCTCGGACGTTCTGTACGAGCGCTGGCCTTGGCAGCATTTTTACCTGCAATGACTGCACGTTGCTCAGCACTGGTAACTTTGATAGGGCCTAATCTGCTGTTGATAACTATACCTTCGTAGTCTTGCCCTAATAGGTCTTTGCCTAAAATGTTGGGATCGTTAATGATAGCCTTTTCTAATTCCAATGCAATCGGCTGTAGAATTTCTTTGGCTTCACGTTTTAGTGCCAGTTTGCCGCTGGACAGCATCGCTTTGATCTGTTCAATGTTTTCCATCGGCGGAACAATAGCAGTAACATCCAATGCTTGGCTTTGTGTTAAACTGTTGTTAATAAACATCACACTGCCTTGTTGTCCAAGCCCTGTTAATTTCTTAACCACTTGGTTGCTATCGGGCAGTGCTTCCCCGGTTGATGCATCGCTGACATGGAAAGGAACAAGCGCCAGCTGTATACCGTCTGGCAATCGATCATATTCGATACCTACAAATCTCAATTTACCTTCTGGAGTTTCTGTAGCAAATGGCAGAAATAATACTTCGCAGGTCACTTGCTTGTTGACTAAAAAATCTTGCCCTAATTTACTGTCAACTAGCTCAACTGCTTTCATCATTTCGTTAAACAAATCATCAAACATTTTTGCACGGCCCAGTATGTCCGTATCTTGTGTGCCTTTTTCTTGATGATACTTTAAGAATGTTGCTTCATAGCGCGGAGGAGTTCGACTAGTACCCATAAAAGGTTTGCCATCTGAATTTTTACCAAATCGACCACCGAAGCCGTCTACTTTTACATTCAATGGAATATTTTGCAATTTAAAGTTTCCGTTGCCGTCGTGAATCTCATCTAGGAGATCTAACAAATCCATTGGTTTTAAATCACGAAGATGTGGCATGCCTTTACGCAGTTGTGCCTGTACTTCTGCTTCGTTCAACTGTTGCCCACCGTGCCAATCTGGCCAAGTACCATTGGCTACAGCAATCTTTCTTTCACGACCATACTGTATCTTTTTACCTGCTTGATCTGGTCTAGGTTTATATTGGCGTTTAAAGTTTTCTAAGTCTAAATAATCTCCCTCGTATTCTCTAGCCATTTCAACAGCCATGGGCCTTAGATTTGTTAGTTTTAGTTTTTCTAACATCTGATCAATAGCGGCGAATTTGATATCCCCATCAGCCTTAGGATCGTCGCGTTCGATCATTTGACTACCGGGCTCGAAACATATTTCAAAGAAACGTTGCATGGTTTCTTGTTTTTGTCTTTCAGTTAGGTATTTGCCTACTAGATCAACAGTGCCTAAAAAAGTCCATTGTAGTTTGCTATCTTCCGGAGTAGGCTCGTGACCAAATAGTTTTGCAAACTGACTTTGCAAATTTTGATCGTATGGTCTATCTTTAACTTCAACAGGCTTTACTACCGGCAGTTCCTCTTTGGAATTATCTGGATGCGGCAAATGTCGTTGTTCACCAGTCTTTTCATCGTTAACTGGCCCATATGGCTCACTTAGTCCGCCGCCTTGTTTACCCGATACACCGAATGAATATTTTTGAACCCAGTCCGGAGCTACAACGTCGACCTTGTTCTTGCCTCTTCCGGTACCAGTTTGCACTTGAGCATGTATTTTTATAGCACCAGCTAGGGCTCTATAGAGATATTTGTGGAACACACCTTTGATACCAGCTGTCAAGTCACTCCACTCTGAGCTGTGACTAAATCTAAACCAATCAGTGGGTTTACCATCTTGGTACTCGCCGAACTCAAAATCTATCTGTATTTTTATTGGAGGATTACTAAACTGAAATAGACCATTATACTGTTCGTTACCACTACCAAACCCTAAAAATACAGTATCACCAATTTGTTTATTTGTGTGGCTTGTTAAGAAATCTCTAACTTGCGGTTCTAAATCTCTATCTACTTGTGTATCAATATCACCGACCTTGGGTTTATACTGTGTAAATTCCTCATCACTAACACCTTCTGTATTAAAAAAGTGTAAACTGCTACCACTTAGGAATTCTCTGCTGGTCAATAAGTCAGGTTCCCATAAGTTCTTTCTTGTCTGTTTATGAAATGCTAGATTGATATCGTGCAGTAACTTATTTAAAAGTCCAACCATAAAGGTGCGGTTATGCACTTTTAAATCTATCTTGTCAGCATAATGTACTGGTTCGCCTTTCTCAGCATCTCCGATACTTAGGTTACCACCTTCGATAATAATTCGTCTGGGACTGATAAACAGCTCGCGTAGTAGCATGTTTAGTCCTTGTACTTGCCTTCGGCGTGGTGTTGATCGTGCTCGTCGTATAACAGTTCACATACTTGCTTAACAGTATCTTCGTCCAGTTCGTCTGGTAATTCACGGATAGGAAATTTTCTGACATACACTCTGTATGCATCTTTTACTGCTTCGCTGAAAATTGCAGGTTTAGGATGACCTTTGCCTTCCTTCATATCGAGGAATTTAGCCAGGGCCGGATATGTGTAACGACGATAGCAATGATCATCGTGGTCCATGTAATGTGCTATGTCTTCGGCTAGATCGTAATCGATAACTCGTTGTCCATCGTCTTCGTGTTTTACGAAGTCTGTATCTTTGAAGAAATTACCTTCTAATAGTTCTCTTAAGCGCATTTTTAAGCCCGTTTAAATAAATCAGCAGAAGACTCTGCAGTTAGAGTATTTATCGCTTTAGCTTTTAACAATGCGTTCTATTTTGGAGATACTTTCGCCTAGATGCATCTTGACTATCAAAAGATTGTTATCACCTGTGACATAGCAGTGTGTGCCACCCCAACTGCGCTGTTTTCCTAGATCTCTTATACAGCTTTTGGTCAGTTTGCACTTGGGACTAGTTTCAGCCCACTCAACAAACGCAGGGTTAGGATGCAGTGTTCGCCCAAGTGTGATACGATAATCGTAATCCATCTTGGGCATAACAATGGTATTTTCTGCTAGGGTAGTATTTGCAGATGGCTGACTTATATACTTGACTTTGCTTTTATCCAGCTTGATCAGTTTATCTATCTGTTTGCGATCATTGGTGTAGACCGTGATCCAAGGTGCTTCTACTCTGATATCAATATCTGGTATCTTTTGCAAAGTTGATGCTAACAGTAGGGCGTAGTCTAAATCTTCTTGATCTCTTACTGTGTTTACACCACCATTGGAACTGATAGATAATTTAGATATCTTTTCAAAAAAATCTCCGCTACGAAACCAGCTGGCGCCAGCAATGGCCAACACTATCTTGTATTGGTACTTGCTTTTGAATAGTTTTGTAGTTGTTTTAACCTGCATCTGGTATCTCAACCAACGAAGCGGCAGAATCCACAGTCAGCAAAGGAACATTTTTAGATTCTTTTCCTTTGCTCACTATTACCAACTGATCTGCATTTCTGCTGATAGTGGCCCAACCACCATTCTTTAAATCACCAAACAGCATGAGTTTGGCCAACGGACGTTTGATTTCTTTGTCAATAACACGTTGTAGAGGACGAGCACCCATCTTAGGGTCAAACCCTTTCTCAATAAGATACTCTATAGCATCTTTGTTGATCTTGATACGAATAGCTTTGTCCTTGACCTGCTCACGTAGTTCATCCATAAACTTGCCCACAATCTTGACCATGGTATCTTTGCTGAGCTTGCTAAATGTAACAACCCCATCTAAACGATTGCGGAACTCTGGAGTAAAGAACTTTTTCAAATCTTTATCGCTATAGTCCTTTTCTTGACCACCAAAGCCGATTGCATTCTTTTCAGCATCGGCAGCACCGGCATTGGTTGTTAGAATTAGGATCAAGTTGCGACAGTCGGCTCGTTTGCCATTGCTACCGGTTATAGAGCCATTATCCATCAGCTGTAGTAACACAGTCATTACATCTGGATGAGCCTTTTCAACTTCGTCTAGAAGCAAAACAGCATTTGGGGCTTCTTGGATCTGTGTAATCAGTTGTCCAGCATCTTCTTCAAACCCAACATAGCCCGGTGGACTACCAATCAGCTTACTGATACTGTGTTTCTCTTGATACTCACTCATATCAAAACGTAGCAGTTTTACACCTAGATTCTTGGCCAACTGTTTGGCAGTTTCAGTTTTGCCAGTACCCGTTGGACCCATGAATACAAATGATCCGATCGGTTTGTTTTCTGATTTAAGTCCTGCTTGTGCCACCATGATCTTATCTACAACTTCTGTTATAGCTAAGTCTTGACCATACACCACCTGTTCAAGATTTTCTTGTAGGTTACTGAGATTTGCACTTTCAGTCTCCATGATCTTTTCTTCGGGCATGTTAATCATCTTGGCCAGCTCATACTGTACTTCACGTTCAGTGATGATTCGCTCATCTGCAAGTTTGAGATTGAAACGACTACATGCTAGGTCGATCAGATCGATTGCCTTGTCAGGTAGTTTCTTATCTGTCTGATACTTGACCGACAGTTTGATAGCCGCTTGTAATGCATCATCACGGATTTTGGTATTATGAAATCCTTCGTAGTATTTCTTAATACCTTTAAGGATCTGCAGAGTCACTTCAATTGTGGGTTCGTCAACAGTGATACGTTGGAAACGACGCATCAGCGCACGATCCTTTTCAAAGTGCTTGCGATATTCTTCCCAGGTAGTCGATGCTACAACTTTGATGTTGCCTTTGCTTAGAGCCGGTTTCATCATGTTAGCGAGATCGTTAGCTGAGTTGCTAGCAGATCCTGCGCCACTGATCATGTGTGCCTCGTCGATGAACAGCACAGTCTTACCTTTCTTTTGCAGTGCTTTGATAACTTGTTTGAAACGTTCTTCAAAGTCACCGCGATACTTACTACCGGCCAACATGGCACTGATATCTAAACTATAGACTTTATATTCTTTCAAAAACTCCGGAACTGAACCGTTTACAATATTAAAGGCAAGTCCTTCTGCAATAGCAGTCTTACCAACACCTGGATCTCCTACGAGAATCACATTGTTTTTATTGCGACGACCCAGTGCTAGGGCAATATTTTCTAGTTCATCAATACGACCAATTACTGGATCAATCTTCTTTTTAACTACTAGATCATTTAGGTTGCTTGTAAATTGATTTAAAGCTCGATCGCTATTCATGTCGGCGCCGCCTGTTTCTTCTTCAGCGTCTTCAGTGCTGTTGTTAATGTAATCAGCAAATTTATCTTTGTCAATATTTGCCTGTTGGATATAAAACACAGCCCAGCTACGCTTCTCGCCCATCATAGCAAGGAATACATCTGTTGGTTCAATACGTTGCCGTCCATTGAACAACACTTGAGTGAATGCACGATTAAGTACACGCTCTACACTTTGTGTCTTTTTGGGTTTGACTACCACATCCGGAACAGTAATTTCACCGCATTTGTTTTGCAAGTAGTCTGTTAAACTATTCTTAAGCAAACTGGGATCACTGCCGTATCCTTGTATAGAACTAGTAAAAGTTTCATCAGACAACATAGCCGCCAGCAAGTGTTCTATTGTTAGATATTCATGATGCAGTTTTTTAGCAGTTTCGATAGCCTGTTCAAAAACTGCTTGTAAGTTGTCGCTGGGTTCAACCATTTAATTTCCTTTGCTTTTTACGTGCCATACTTAGTTTTAAATCACTTACATATTCTGTAAATGTAATTCCGTCTAAATGATCCAACTCATGCTGGAAACACCTACTATCAATGCCTTCAAGTTCTATTATACACTGTTTTCCAGTGCTGTCAAGATAGCTGGCGGTAATTTTGTTGTGGCGAGGAACTTTGAGCCATAGATTGGGAAAACTTAAACAACCTTCATTGCCTTCTATTTTATCGTTATCACCAAACATGATCCATGGATTAAAGCAGCCAAACTCACGTCCGTCAGTGGTACGCATAACAAACACTCTGCGTAGCAAACCAACTTGATTTCCGGCAAGCCCTATACCACCAGAGGCTTTCATAACTTCTAGCATGTCACGTTCTACAACTGCGGCATCAACATGTTTAACAAAGTCCCAATGTTCTGCCTTTTGTTTTAAAATTGGATCAGGCTCTTTTACTAAGTTCAGCATCTAGAGTTCTCAACCGTTCTATTAAATTTGGATTAGTTACTGCGGGAGTCTTAATTTTGATTATGCTTACAAATCTGCCCTTGTACCCAGTGTTCACATTGGGAAATCCTGAACCGTTGCTGGCAAATTCTGTACCATGCTCTACCCCAGCTCGTATATCTAGATCCAACTGCTGTCCTGTTAAACTTGTTATTTTTTTCTTTACACCGATCATAGCTTCTATAGCACTGATCTCAACGTATTGATATAAGTCGTCACCTCTGCGTTCGTAGTTAGGGTCAGGCAGTACTAGGATAGTAACATTTAAATTACCTCTTGGAACTCCGGGCATACCGTCATCTCCAAGACCAGGATAGCGTATAGTGTCACCATGGCTAACACCAGCTGGTACATTGATAACCACGTTCTGATTGCGACCACTTGGCAGTCTATAATTGGCTTCTAGTTGTTTACCGTGATAGCTATCGACAAAACTTACAGAACATTGAATATTTAAATCTCTATTTCTACGTATCTGCTGTCTATGCATCTGTCCAAAAATATCACCAAATGGATGCCCGCCACCGAACATACCTCCAAATGGATCAGCACCGGGTTGGAATGGATTTCCAGTATTAAAATGGAATTGTGTTCCGTTACCAAATTGTCGTTGCTGGTCATATTCAGCTCGCTTTTGCGGATCACTTAGTATATCGTTAGCAACACTGATATCTTTGAACTTGGCTTGATCACCGCCTTTGTCCGGATGATGTTTATTAGCCAAGCTTCTATACGCTTTCTTTATTTCTTCAGGGCTAGCCGATTCGCTAACACCTAGTGTTTGGTAATAATCAGTCATAGTCGTAAAAAAGCTCCATTAATAATAGTAATTATACTATCTTTAATGGAGCCTGTCAAGTTTTTGAATTACTTACTTTTTCTTTTTTGGTGCCACTGTGTCTGGTTTTGTACCCGCAACTTTAGTGCCATCTGCTTTTTTATGTTTTTTGACTTCTTTTTTAGCTGGCGCTTTCTTTTCAGCTACTGGTTTCTTAGGAGTTTCGGCATGTGCTAACTGAACACACACAATACTCCAAATCACAATGTTTAATGCAATTAAAAACTTTTTCATAATATTTTCCTTATAGTGCTGGTTGATCAAAAGTTGGAATAACTTTTTTACCACTTGTGCTTACTGCTGGGGTTGCCACTGGAGTTGTACCCCAGCTTGGTGCTGGTGTAAAACTTGTTGTTGAAGCTGGGGTACCAAAGCCACTTGCTGGTGCGCCGAATCCTGCTGAAGGTACGCTAGGTGCTGTAGACCCGCTTGATGGTACATTGGTTGTTGCATTTCCAAATCCTCCGATTATAGGTGTTGGTGGAGTGTATGAAGTTCCAACTGCGCCACCATTGTTGGCCCCTGCTAATTTTTCTTGTGTGCGACCGTATGCCGCAAGTCCTAGCACAGCACCCATACTGATATGGAATAAACCTGCACCCTGTAATGTCAGTGGTTGCCATTGTACATTGACGCCACCGTGAAACAATGCTTGTATCAAAGACCATAATACAGGTGCGATAACAAAGTCAAATATACATACACCCATGTACATCCAACCCATCATCGGACGCCACTTGGAGTTCATCCAATCTTCTTTTTTCTTTTCACTTGCGCTCATTTCTACTGTTTCTTCTGACATAGTTTTCGCTCCTTTGTCGTTGTTACGTATTTATTTTATGCTGTTGAATATCTTCTTCTGATGAGTATACCAATCAATCCAAGTGTCTACTTTGATCTGACACTCTTGATATTGCCCGTAGTTGCCAGCTACAACACCAATAACTTCGCTTAATTTGGTAGTAGCAGGGTCTACAAGTTTTAAATCGGGACATGCAACTAACAGCTCTGCAGGAACTTCGGGAAAAGTTTCTGCAACTGGTGTAGTCAAACATCCGGCTAGTAATAAAGGTAATAATAAAATCGCTATTCTCATTTTTTACCCTTTGGCATAGCTGCCGCGTTTAAATCTAAAATAACTTCTGGAGCCAGTTTACATTCTGCATCAATTACTGTGCTGTCTTTAACAATACGGTCTTGTATTTGCACTTGTAGTTCTTTGACAGTTTTTACACGATCAATATATTCTTTTTGTATTACTACGTTTACTTCTTTACTTTTAGCTTCTGCGGCTTGGATGCGAGCATTGGCTTCCTTTATCTGCGCTTGCCATATACTAGTGACACCGTCACCTCCGCACATGAATGTGCCACCTAGGCAAATAACTATGAAAGCAATCTTAACTGGTTCTTTATAAGGCATCAAAAATGGTATCATGGTAATGATGCCAGAAAAGAAGTAGCCTATCCCACCGGTACAGGCAATGGCCAACCAAACCCAAAAAGGTACTATCCCGATGATGTTGGCAATTAACCAGCTGAACATGTTAACCTTGTAATACCTGTAGTGCGTGAGTGTAATGCTTTTGACGATCTTCTAAACCAAGTGTACCACCGTTGATACGTTTGGTCATGGTCAGGATGTCGCCTGTGTCAGCATACTGATTCAAATTGTTGCTTTCCCAGAACCAGCAGGCACTTTGTACAGCTCCCTCAAATGTTCCCAAGAACTCTGGAATTTGATCTAATGGAGTGTCGATACTTTCAGCAAATTTGGTGTAGTTTTGTTTACCAGTCAACTGTATTAGGCCACGACCGCAATAACGAAATCCGTCACCTGACTCTTCTGGGCCATTGCCCATACGTCCGCCGTAAGCACGGTTGGCAATCTTTTCTGGATTATGTGCATATTGGTTAGCAATATCCATGTTGGGAAAATAATGCGGCCATACTTTACACAAACTTTCTGCTTTGTAATTTAAATTTTCTACCAGTGCTCTGTACCCGCCGCTTTCGTGCATGGTTTGCGCTAGGAATGCCGCCACACGTTCCGGTGTGTTGATATCGTAGTCAGGCAACACTTTGCACAATGCTTCGTGCCAATGCTCGCTGTATTGATTATTTTCTAATATTGCTGTGCATTTTTCTTGTGAAAAATCAAATGTAAAATCTGTCATTACTGTTTCCTTTTTAGTGACACGGCCCAGCCGTTGTTTTCAAATATAAATGTATCACCGATCTTGTTGATATTATAGTTTCCGATGACTTTGGTCAAGAACATTACCTCTGCCATATCTTTGTTTGCCATCATGATAGGACCTTTGACAGATTCATGGATTATTTCTTTACTGCCACTATTTATGATATCAAATGTTACACTACCGCTAAATTTTCGTTGGAAGCAAATACTTTCGTCAAGCACTGTCATTTTATCTGCATAGCTACGTTTGAAGAACTCACTAAAGTTATTTAATTTGTTTTCTTCAGTAGCAACATTGTATGAATTCTTATCCTTGGGAACTATACTAGTCAAATTTTCTTCAGTGGCTTCCTGGCTTTTAAAACTCTTAAAATAACGAAAACGCATTTCGTCATAGCCTGTTATTTTTTTAATACCTTCTATGATTTCAAAGATTTGTCTACCAATGTGCCTACTTCGTTCTATTTCAACATAGACTCTGTAATTACCATCATCAAGCTCGCCAGGAGTACAGTCTGCATCTAGTACAAAATTGTAACCCATCTCAATAAAGTTCTCTAGGTCTTTAGCAGGGTCCTGTTCATCTACGGTGAAACTTAGTACACAGATATCCTCATCATTACCGATATTGCTTCTGAAACTGTCTATCTCGAATACTTTTTTAACGAGATTTTTTAGATCGCCGGCTTTTAGACTTTCGGTTAGCTTCATGCAGGTGCTCCTGTGGGTGCGGAAGGCATTCCTCCTGCTGGTGCCGCACCTGGTGCTCCTGTAGGTGCAGGCGGAGGCATACCACCAGCGATTGGTGCTGGCGCAGGCGGTTTTGCAACTGCTCCATCATTCAACATGGCTTCTTTATCATCGCCTCTCATCTTGTCCATATATCCTTTGTAGATATCAAACGCAATTTTCTTTGGCATCTGCACTTCTACAACCCAAATAGGCTTGCGGTCTATGCGACCTTTTTTGCTGTTGGGACGTAGGTCGTCTGGGCTCTTGATTTTACGAGGCTCTAGTAAATGTGTCTCTTGATACAGAACTTTACAACCTAGCTCGGTCAAACGCTTGGCGGCTGTTGGATTAGGCATCTTTTCACGCGGCCACATAAAGCCAGCTGTGATCCAATGACGATCTACTTTTGGTCCGTAGGCCAGTTCGCCATCTTCCCAGTTTTCATAAGCATACATGTCCATCTCGTCTAGAACACGTTCAAAATCCTTTAATACAGCAAGGCCTGAATTGTTTTCGTAAAGTTCTTGAATGTTGCGAATAACGTCTAAAATGTCATGATGCATAGTGGTGTCCTAGATGATCTTATACTTATTTAGCTGGTTTTAAACGATAACTGATAAGTTTATTATTCTGTACAACGGTTAAATAATAGTGTAGGACCTCTGTAGTTATCAAGGGCGGTCACTACAAGTCTTACTTTTTTATAAGAGTAGGAGCAACTAGATGAGTAAACAACGAGTGAAAAAGCGTTTTACATCAGAAGTTAATATCATTGATTTTCAGCCGTATCTTCCGGCAAAAAAGCAACGTGTGAGCATTAATGCACGTAACGCTAATCAGAAACTATATCTCAGTAAACTGTATGCAGAGAACACTAGCATAGTACTTGCTATTGGTCCTGCCGGCACGGGTAAAACCATGTTGGCTGTACAGTATGGTGTCAAATTGTTTCAGGAAGGTAAAGTTGATAAGATCGTGGTAACCAGACCCGCCGTGTCCGTAGATGAAGATTTGGGATTTTTACCAGGTGACTTAAATGAAAAGATGGCACCATGGACCCGTCCTATATTTGATGTCTTGGGCGAATATTATCAGAAAAAAGAAATAGCAAGTATGCTAGAGGAAGGTACTATTGAAATAAGCCCACTGGCCTATATGCGAGGACGTACATTTAAAAACGCATACATAGTTGCAGATGAAATGCAAAATGCCACGCAGAATCAAATGAAAATGCTACTGACCCGACTAGGAGAAGGGTCCAAGATGGTAGTGACAGGCGATCTAGCACAAGCAGACCGAGTGAGCGATAATGGTCTGATTGATTTTTGCAATCTACTCGAACAAAAAGAATATTTGGAACATATCGACATTATTCGATTTGACGCCAAGGACATCGAACGCCATAATGCCGTGAAGGAGGTGCTTGCGGTTTATGGAGAATAAAGCGGAAACGCTTTAGATTGTCATCGAAAAAGGGCCTTAACGGCCCTTTTTTATTATAAGTGACTTAGTCTAATAAGTGTACTGGCCAGATTAATTTCTGGATCTATAACTAATGCGTGATCAACCAGTCCTTGCTTGATGATCATAATAGCTTTTTCTTGTTTGGTATCATCACCGAATACTTCGATATTATCGTATAACCAACGATAAATTTCACCCATCTCTTCAGGAAGAGCCTGCCCGCAAACTAGCTTACGTGCTTCACTTATTTTACCTGCTTTGAACAAATCTACCATGGCCACACGATAATCTGTACTCGAATCTGTAGTTTCAGGATTGTGTAATTTGCCATCCAAACTGTTTTGTTGTAGATTATTAATACATTTTCGCAGGTCCGGATATGTGCCTTTGACATATGTATCTAACGTATCCAAGTCAAACTCAATATCTTCCGTGACAAGTATTGTAGCCACCCGTGCAGTAAATTCTGTCAAGTCTGTTTTTTCAATGTGCAGTTTTTGGCAACGACTATGTAATGCTGGCAGTATCTTGTTAGGGTAGTTACAGGTTAAAATAAATCTAACTGAGTTGCTGTAATCTTCCATTAGGTTACGTAGCGCAGGTTGCACCGAATTTACGTTCATAAAGTCAGCCTCGTCGATCAGCACAATCTTGAAATCACCAAACGGCATAGTCTGGCAAAATCCAATCAGTTTGTCAACCCATTCAACCTTACGTGCTTCTTTGGATCCGTTAGCAAATAGTACATCGTGGTCTTCTACGCCCAGCTTGTTGATCAATATCTTGGCTAGAGTTGTTTTGCCTACCCCAGCATTGCCACTGAACAGCAGATGAGGAATTGATCCTTCTTTGATCCAATTCTCAATTTGTGCTTTTTGATGATCATCAGCAAACACGTACCCGTCTAGTGTGTCTGGTCTATATTTTTCTACCCACAATTCTTTCATAGCGATTCCTTAGTTGTTACTAGTATACAGATGAAAACAGGGCTAGTCAATAGCCCTGTTGCTCGTTTATTGTAGATCAATGCTCGAAGCTGGGTCTTGCGAATGTGCTTGGATCAACAGTTGCATGTGTAACAGTTGCGTGGGCACCGTAGATGATTTGATTGGGTTTCTCGTCTGTGACCATTAAGATAGCCTTGACCTCGGCACGACGAATGATAATTTCTGTGCCGTCCTCTTCAACTACTGTAACGCCGCGTGTCCAACGTCCGTGTTCAAGTAAGATCCATTCACCCACTTTAACATCTTTTTGTTCAGGACCAACAGCCCAAACCCGCCCCCAGCGTGATTTGACACCTTCGCTTTTGCCGTCATCGCTGAGTAGCACTAGACCACCGGCTGTCTTTTGTTCACCAAATTCCATATCTGTGATCAATACATTATCACGTATGGGGATTAGTTTACCTGTTACTTTTGACATTATTCTTTACCTTCTGGATCCATTTTAGTTACATCTTTTTTACTAGATGCTGACTGTACTACAACTACTGGAGCAGGTTCTTCTGCCACTGGAGCCGATACTGATGCCAGTCTTTCTGATAAGATTTCTTCTCGAGTCTTTACAATTTGTCCATCCGGACCTAATTTATCTCCTCGAGCATTAACACCAGCATTGCCCACAGCCACGGTCATTTCATTTTGTTTGACCAATTTCATCATGTCAACTTCTTTGCCACGTGCTGTTCTATAAATTTGTTTAGCTGCCATTTTAATTCTCCTTGAACTATGCTATTACTTATCTCAGGAATTCCTGCCAGTCTAAATTATATTTGACCGAATCTATCTGATGCACACCCAATAAAAACAGCACAAAGCTGGCCACACTGCTTCCGCGTCCTACTCCCCATACAATACCATTTTCGTTGCAGGTATCTACAAAGTGTTTGGTCCATTGTAGTAATGGAATCATGCCTCGCTCGTTGTATGCCGCCATTTCTGCGGTAACGCGAGCAATTTGCTCTGGAGTAGTGCATCGAAGCAAACACCAATCTTCTACATCAAAATCTTTGTATTCCTGCGGCATGAACCAATCACTTTGCAGTGCGGAATCAAAGTCTTCAATAGTGATAGTGTCTAATTGTTCGTTGAATTTTTGAAAGGTAAATCCAGCAACATGTTCTAATTGTTCAATATCTTCGGTGTAGTCTACTGTGATATCTTTAAGATTGGAAATTTTTCCTTGGTAAAGGAATTTGAATATATCTTGTGAATTGAAAATGGGATTACTGAATTTGTCTAGGCGCATGACCTTAGTTTAACTTATATTGATAAGTTTGTCAAGGCCTTTATCTTTATTGTTGTCCATTAGTTTCTTCAAGGCCAGTTGTTGACGATTTCGCTGTTCTTGTTTGTAAGTATCCAAAAGTGCAGAAATTTGTGATCGGACTCCGGGATTTGAAGTCATGAAGTATTTTTTAGTAAGATCTGAAATCTTGCTGTCAACTTCGCTGTCTTTGAGATTGGTAAAATCCCCGGCTAGTGGGTGCATCAGTATTGACCCATGTATCTTAGATTAACAGTGGTACCTGCGTTTGTAGTAAAGGCATAGATTACTTTGGTCTTGCTTGCTGTACCGCTGGTCAGTGTTGTAATAGCAGATGCAACAGTACCTGGATTAGCACCTGTGATAGTAACTGACGGTGGAGTAGAAGTATACCCAATACCTGGACTTGTAATAGTCAATGCACCAATTCCGCAACTGAGCACAGCTCTTGCTCCGCTACCTGTACCGGTAATAGTTTGTATTTGATAAAGTGCCGCAGATAAAGGATTAGTAAACGTACCACATGGTGTGCCAGTAAACGTACCAATTGGGCCTGTAGTGCTGGTGTATGTGACTGTTATAGTTTGAGTAACAGCACCTGTAGCATTTAGGTTAACACCACCGCTATCTCCCATTACTATAGAAAATATTCCGGCACCTATTGTACCAATACTCTTTATTTGAGCCCCAACCGGTATCGTAGTTCCACTAAGTGGCATGCCAATTGATAGCAGACTAAAATAGCTAGCAGGAATATTGCCAATGTTTGGTTGACCTCCTACTATTTGACCTGGGAATGTAGTAGATAGTGTGGCCACTTGCAAGTATGTGTTGGGATAACCAACAACACTGACAAGGTCACCGACAGCGTATCCGCTGCCAGCTATGCCACCCTGTATGGTGCCACCTGATGCATAATTTGCAGTTGCAGGACAAGTAACAGTGACACTGGTTTGTGTACGACCAGTAATGACCCATACACCGTTATATGCCGACGGGGTAACTCCTGTAACCAAAATACTTTGTGTGTTTACAAAAGGTATAACATTATTAGTCCCGCTATACTGACTGGTAAACGTAAATGTAGTACTAGTTCCACTTCCGGCATTGTTAGTTATACCTGTTATTGTTATAGGCGTAGGTGCCAAGTTGGCCACACTGGCAGATACAACTGTGTAGCTAGGAGTAGCTGAAGGAGTGACAGCACCTGTTTGTGGACTGCCCCCACTGAATCCCACTACCACTGCACTGGTATATCCAGTCCCGGTCCCGGTAACAGAAACAGATGCTACACTTTCGCCACCCACACTCAATGGTGATGGAAACGAAGTATCATATTTTATTGAGCCGTTTGTGGTAGCAAATGTAGGAGTCCATACTCCGTTGGTGTCGCTAGTAATAAGAATGATGGCATCTGAAAACACGCTGGTTGCGTTGTATGCAGGCCAATTGGTAAATGTCAATGTAGCATTACCAGCCAAGGTGAATTTTTGTACAGCACCGATAGATAGGTCAATATTGGTTGCCGATGCAACTCCACTGGCGCTGTATAACGATCCTGAAAATTGTTGGTAAAGCCCGTTACTGAGTGTACTGCCCAGTAGGTTGTTAACCACAGGTAATGTCTGCGTGGCTAGGTCAGCTTTGAGTATCGTGGACGATTGTAAGGCCGATATCTCGCTGGCCGCAGTGGTAAAATCAGCTACGATGGCAGCAAAATTACTACGAAAGCCTTGACTATCGTTGTCTTGCCCTGCTACAGGGAAAGTGGTTGAAATTGTTGAGGGGTTTATTGCACTTGTCATACTGTTATCCTATCGTCTCTGAATACAAGATATTTATCGCTTGTGTAACCGGTGACAGCAGAGATCGTGAATCTGTCTACGGTGTAGTCTATAGTGTTGAAATCAAATCCACTATGCTTGATATTAAGGGCTATGCCGGCACTAGTTCCTGGTTTACAGAAGCAAATTGGCACACAAAGTACATATCCCGGCTGTGCTTTAGATCCTTTAGGGATACTGCGCATCCAAAGCGGCAAGTAATTGCGCTCGGTTAATCCAACAGTACCTATACGTTTTTGCCAATTAGTGATACTGTTGTTGTAATAGGTGTTTGTGTTCGGGTTGCTGACTTCATAACCTGTACTGTCCACGGTTATCTCATAAGCAGGTCGCACATTCGAAGGTGCGCTAGCAGTCAAGTCGCTAAGATTAGTTGACCATATGCTGTTGCTATCATCCACTGTGATGGTTTGCGGTGCTGAACTACCTGTATTGAATGAAGCAGAGGGATGCAGGTTGTCTGGCTCAGACGGATCAAGCATCTGTATATACACCACTTCGTACACATTGCTATTGGAGTTGGGATCAACTGCAATAGCTGTTTTAACACTGCCGAATTTGAATCTTTTTCTCTTTACTCCTAGCCCTATTGCACCAACATAAGCTGCCGCTGATTCTGTTTGGATACCAGCATATACTAACATCTTTAGATTGGGTTGTAAGCCAAATGATGGATCGTTAGTTCTATAGATACTGTTGGGAGTGAATATGGCTGTGTTATTTACAAATGCCTTCCATGCATTGCGTTGTGTTGGTGCCAAGAATGGTTGAGTGTACACGTTGCTGTATGGAACTGTATTTGGTGTAGTTACAGATATGGTAAATGTTTTTGGCAGTGCGCTGTATTGATAGGAGTCACTGGCAGTTACAGTAAATTGGAATGATCGGTTAAAAGTAGTCAGATTCTTGTCAAAGGTAGTGTCACTGTTATTGAAGGTGGTCAATCCCAGCAAACCTGTAGTGCCATTATAGTATTGATTCGGAGTGCCAATAATCTCGCCATCGGAGGTCAACTGTAAACCAGGTGGCAAACTTCCACTAGTTATTGTGTACAACACTGTAGTGTTGATCACATTACTACTGGCAGATATACTCAAGGTAGATGGATAAGCCGCCGGTATAGAACCGATATTGGAAGGTGTATTCCAAGTTATCTGGCTAGTGACACTGCCTAGTATCAAAATGTTAAAGGTTTTAAAACTGATTACAGTTTCTGTACTTAGTAATGATGCTGAAGATCTAACAGCAGTCACAGTAAAGGTATACGATGTTGTGATAGCTGGAGTATAGGGCACACGACCAAAAATTTCACCAGTGTTGACATCGAAACTGGTTCCCAGTGGCAGTTTGGTCAACGACCCTATGTAAAATACACTAAGGTCCGGTGGTGCTAGATCTAATGGACGATTGAGAGTTAATCTGTACGATCCAGATCCTAAACTGGCTACTTTGGATATTTGATATAGAGTTTCCGTAGCACCTGCTATGTAGTTGTTAAATGTAAAATATTGTCCCACTAGTGGAGTGCCGCTGGCATTGATTATGCTGAGAGTGGTACCGCCATAGATAATGATAGTAGAAGCTATGGAAGATATGGTACAATTATTAGACAGTGTTACAGTATATGCATTAGATGTGAATACTACACCCGAAGGTGTACCGGCAACGGTGACAACAGCACTGCCATCGCGTTTTGTGGACAAGGTAAATTGAGTAAATCCGTTGGTAGCAATGACATAGTATACCGATGATGTGGTTGCATTGGTATAGTTTGAAATCATTTGTGGTATAGAAAATTGTCCCGATACAGTGATTCGTTGTCCCACATACAGTTGTTGGCTAGTATAAGCGCAAGAAAATGTTCCTCTAACTCCAGTGATCACAACAGAGGCTAATGTTAAATCACTGCTCACACTGTTGATCAAAGTTCCTGGTGGAATACCGTCTGATTGGACACTTTGCCCTACCTGATACACATTGGCATTATTGACATCAGTTATGATATTGCTACCTGCTGTGATATTGCCGCGTATGCTCAGTGACTGTATATTGTCAGTCAACGCTATTCTTTTGGTTTGGGCATAAACTTCACAATTGGTGGTTTCTAAACGGAATATCACGTCCTTGCGGTCATACAGTAGAACAGGAACAGTTAGATAGTTATTGGCTCTGAATGTACCAAGATTAGACTTTGACAGCCAAACTGGGTTTCTGAGAAAACTAGAGTCTGCAGTAAATGCACCCGCGAACCCGTCAGTGCTGGTTGAGTCAGCTCGAAACTGATCAGTTCCCAGTACAAATATCTTAAAGATACGTTGAGCACTGGTTACTCCGTCTGATACTGTAACTTTAAATTGATAGTTTTGATTAAGAGTGCTAGGTACACGCACATTAGAACTGTAGTCCCACGTTACATCATCGTACTGATAACTGTCAAAACCGTCCGTAGGAACAACAGCAAAGTCGTAGCCGGCATTATCAAAATAGGTATCATCAAATGCACCACTTCCGTCTGATACTGAGATCACAGTTTGTGGATTAGGTAGTACATAACCACTGATCAACCCGTCATCACTTAGTGTAAGTCCCGGAGGAAGATTACCATCACCACTTGCTATAAAGTATTTTAAATGAGCACCTAATACAGTATTTAGATCAAATGCTTCTATCTGATAAGCAACAAAGTTGCTGTCTAAGGTGTATAACTGTTGATGAACTCCTACTGGTAAATTACCTGCGGGAGTTAAAAATACAGGAGCATTGGCTCCGTTTATCTGCATGGTAAACGTACGATCAGCAAATCCTGAGCCGTTTGTTGCAACACTGGTGATATTTTTTGTGATGTTTACGGCGAATGTACCGTCACCGTTGGGCGATACTATGTAAGTTCCTACAGGAATGCCAGGTCCAGACAAGACCATTCCTTGCAAAAATGTGCCAGTGGTAGTTCCGCCTGGTATAAATTTGCCAGCATTGAATCTGGCGGCAGTTGACTTGGCAGTACTGCTGGCTCTAATGCAGAAATTGTAAGTGGGCGTTCCTTGTGTGACAAATGGACTTCCAATGATTGTACTACCTTGCAATATCAATCCAGGCGGTAATGATCCACTAACCACCGTAAATGTTATTCCAGCAGTATCGGACAATGGAGGAGGACTAGTGCTAGGTGATCGAGCAACTATGCTTGGAACAGCGCCTGAAATAAGGTCTGCACGTTCTACTGCTACAAATGCATCAGTCTGCATGTGTACTGTATCAGTATTACGTAAAATTATATCAGATAAAGTAGTGTTATTAATCCAGGTTAAATCTGTTGGATTCCATGGTTGATTTTGATACCAAGATTGATCGCCATCTCGTAATCGACTCATTTGATCTGCTATGATGGCACGGAATGTTGGACCTACCATTGCTCCTGGATAGCGATCCTCTGCAAGACCGCCAACCCATAAATCTATGTCATTAATATTAACATAAGCTGAATGTAATGCATTGGCTGTAGTTGCATCGCTAGTAATTTGACTAAAGCTAGTATATGCTGAAAACCCTAATGCTACACGCATTTGATTTAAACTTGGAAGGCCTAAATCACGCCCACGTTGTATGTTTGTTGCGGCAAGATCTAACGCTGCCGGAGGATCGTTAAGCAAGTTACGTAAGTCTTCAATAATGTATACATCTAATTTGTTAGATATATCGCTGGCTAATTTTCTTAAGAATCCGTTTGCGCCACCGTTGCGTTCATACTGTGCAGGTGTTAAGAAAAACGCTTGTCCTAAAGTTAAAGATTCTGTA